CTACATTCTTAGAATATGCAACTCCGATTGGAACCGTAGCAGGTTTTGTCGTCGGTTGGCTCGGAGGTAAGTATACCTTCGTCGGTCTCAAGAACGGGATCGTTACAGAAGTTAATACCTTAAAATCAGATGTAACGGCTATTAAAGCTAAGTTACCTTAATGTTAACCGCAATCCTAGGCTTATTGCCAGGTATCTTTACTACGGTTAATGGAATTACTACAGCTATCTCTAATGAGAGAATAGCCCATATAACTGCTGCTACCGATCAAGAGAAAGTAGAGATTGAAGAGCGTATTAAGACTTTAGAATCTCAACGAGATGTTCTTATTGCAGATAGTACACACAGTAACTTAGATCTTACTATGCGTACTATTCTTGCAGCAGGTCCTGCTTTTATATTAGCTAAAGTATTTATATGGGATAAAGGATTTGCTTGGTATGAAGCTAATACAGTTATCAGTCCTGATCTTTGGAATGTAATTATGGTAACTATAGGTTTCTATTTCTTACATAACACCATTGTAGGTACTGCTAAAGAGTTTATGAAACAATAATGCAAAAGATGACTTTACTGCAGTTAGTGCAGAATATATTAAGTTCTATGTCTTCTGATGAAGTAAACTCTATAGGAGATACTACAGAGGCTATGCAAATAGCTACTATACTTCAGACGACTTACTTCAATGTAATTAATAGAGCTGGGCTACCTGATCAATTTGAACTATTTCAACTTAATCCTTTTACTGATGCTACTCAGCCAGTAATGATGACTAGACCTGATAACATTGCTAAGATGGAATGGCTTAAGTATTTCAATACTAATCCCTTCCAAGGTACTCAGTTTACAACTCAGTTCGGAGCCTTTAGTCATGGTCTTAATACAGATCTTATTACTAGTAATTGGACTACCTCATCTACTACAACTAATACCATAGGTACAGGATTACAGACATTTACAGTCGGTGCTAATCTACCTGCATTTGTAGGACAACAAGTACAAGCTTCTAATGGTGGTGTTAACACTATGTTAGGGACTGTCTTTAGTTATGTAGGTACTACGTTGATTCTTAATGTAAGTGCTATAGGAGGTGCAGGTACATTTAGTGTCTGGACTTTACAGTCTACAGTAGGAATAGGAGCTATTCCAGGATATCAGTATGTAACTATAATTCCTGTTCAACAGTTTCTAGATATGACTAGTTCATTTAATCCTACGGATAATAATGTCAATTCATTTAACTTTAGAGTCAACGAAGAGAACTTTCTATTTTACTACAAAACAGACCATCAACCTCAATATTGTACTGTTCTGGAGAATTTCTACATAGTATTTGATTCATTTGATAAGTCTCAAGATAGTACTTTACAAGCGTCTAAGACTCAAGGTTATGGACAATTAGTTCCTACTTTCTTGATGCAAGATAACTTCATTCCAGTAATGGATGGTAAACAATTTCAATTACTATTGAATGAAGCTAAGTCTTTAGCTTTCTATGAACTTAAACAGATGCCTCATCAGAAGGCTGAACAGGAATCTAAACGTCAATGGGTTAATGTAGAGAAGACTAAATCCTTAACAAATAAACCTACGTATTTTAATCAATTGCCTAATTTCGGTAGACGTGCTGGAACAGGTGGATATTCAGGAATGAGGGATACAAATGATCGCTTCTTTGGCGGCTATCTCGCCGGATAGAACTAAGATGACATCAGATGATCGTATTCTGATGTTGGAAGTATTAGATGGAAAGAAAGCTAACGATAGTTTAGTAGATGTTAATAATAATCTACATGCTATTTTACTTCCTAATAACTTATGGACTCTAAAATACGAACATGGTTTTCTTCCTGGTCCTCTTAAGAATATATCCTTCACTAATTTTAATCTTCTTCTAAAACATGTTAAAGAATATATTGAACGTAGAGGAATGAAAGTTAAAGAAATAATTGATGTATGGCCCTAAATCCTAGCGTACAGAATAACTTTACTGGTGGTCTTAAGACTGAATTCACTGGTCTAAACTTTCCTGAAAACGCATGTACTCAGACTGAGAATTGCGTTTTCACTATTATTGGGGATGTCTTACGTAGAGAAGGATTTGATTATGAAGCGAACGCTGTTCTCAATCTCAACATTGATAGAACTAATGTTGCTATTAACACTTATAAGTGGAATAATGTTGGTGGGGATGGTAATACTCAGATAATAGTCCTACAGGTAGGAGTAACTTTATTCTTCTTTCAATCGACTAACGCAACTATACTTAATCCTTTATCCAGTACTAAATTAACTTCTTTTGTTAATTTATCTAGTTTTGTTTCTCCGGGAACTGTTTTCAACTCTACAATAGAATGTCAATTTACTGATGGTAATGGTTATTTATTTGTCTTCCATACAAACATAGATTCTATCTTCTGTATATTTAATGCCGGCGTTATAACAGCTAAAGCTATTACTATTCAGATAAGAGACTTTGCAGGTATACCTGAACCTGGAATAGCGGATAACTTCAGACCTACTACACTAACTGCAGAACATAAATACAATTTAATTAATCAAGGCTGGACTCAAGGGTCTGCTTGGACAGGTACAGGTAATGCTAATAACTTTGGCCTAACTTTACCTTGTATAGGTAATAGTTGGACCATGACGATATCATCACAAACTAATACTACTACCCTCACAAACGGAAGTGTTATTAAAGTTAATATTCCTGGAGCTGCTATAGTAGGTGCTAATAATAATAATCAAAACTTATCCGCCACAGTCACTGGAGTTGTGAATAATTATGTAACTCCTTTTAACACTGTGACTATTATAGTTGGAACTATAAGTTACGATTGTAGTAGAACTGCATTCGGTTTCTGGTCAGGAGGTAATTTCTTTCAGACTAGTAACGAAGCCATCTCAATGTCTTTAATTAATGTAGGTTTCATAAATTCTTGGTTTTCTGCTATAGGAAATTATCCATCTAATTCAGATGTTTGGTGGTTGTATAAAGATAGTACTAATCTGTTCAATCCTACAACTACTATTGCTAATGTTCAACAGCCAATCGGTCCTGCTCCTAAAGGTTCTTTTATAATAAATGCTTTTATACAAGATAGATCAGCTGTTTCTAGCATAAGTGGTTTAACTACCGTTACTACTCCTCTTAGACCTACAGTAGGTACTTGGTTTCAAGGTAGATTATTCTATGCAGGTGTAAATGCTTCTCAGCAACCTACTGGAGATGAACCATATTATACATGGACAGAGAATATTTATTTCTCTCAAGTAGTTACAGATACATCTAAGTTTGGTAAAGCTTATCAAGTTAATGATCCTACAGCTCAGAATCTATTTGATATATTACCTACAGACGGAGGGGTTATAACAATTCAAGGAGCTGGGTCTATATATGAACTATTCCCTATTCAGACGGGTATTATTGTTAGAGCTGCTAATGGCGTATATTATATATCCGGAGGAAGTGGAGTAGCCTTCTCTGCTAGTGATTATTCAGTAAGTAAGATATCTAATATTCAAAGTATATCTCCTACCAGATCAGTTAATGTACAGGGTTGGCCTATGTTTTGGAATGAAGAAGGTATTTATTATGTTACTGTTAGACAGAACTCCAGTTCTATTAGAAGTCCAGATATTAACTTAGATGTTCAGAATTTATGTCTAGGAACTATTCTATCCTTTTACGCAAGCATACCGCTGCAAAGCAAGAAGTTTGCAAGAGGAGATTATCATCCTTTAGACTACATAGTTCAATTCTGTTACAGAAGTACAAATGAATCTAATGTAACTGATAGATATCAATTTGATAGTATTATAAACTTTAATATAGCTACTAAAGCTTTCTATCTATATCAGATATCTACAGCTACTAATTCTCCCTATATTCATGGTATTAACTATGTAGCAGGTCCAGGTGGAAGTTCATCTCCTAATCCTGTATTTAAATATATAACTTCTCAACAGATACCTAATACATATAACTTTACTTTCTCAGAAGAAAGAGATCCTACGTTTATAGATTGGGTTACTTCTGGAGTATCTTTAGATTATGTTAGTAACTTTGTAACTGGATATAAACTATCTGGTAAAGCTGTAACTAAATTTCAACCTCAGTATGTTTATATATATTCTAACAACAGTGCCAATACTTCATATCAAATACAGGGTATATGGGATTACGCAATTAACAGAAACTCCAATAAGTTTGGAGTTCCTCAAATAATAAATAATTTCTTAAATACAACTAACTTTAGTCGACTGTTTCGTAGACACAGAATACGAGGTAGAGGATTAGTTCTTCAGTTTCAAATATCATCTGTGACTAAGAAACCATTCGATATAATGGGATGGTCTATCTTAGAGAATGTACAGGAGCATATGTAATGTTATCAACTGTCTTCGGAGTAGCCGGCATAGGTTTAGGTATAGCCGGAGGTCTAGAGTCTATGGGAGCAGAAAAGAATGTAGCTAAGACTGAAGCTGAGATTGTTGGATACGAGAAACAAGCAGAATCTCAACGTAGACAAGCCATGGAATTAAGTGCTCAAAGATCTTCTTTGGAAGTAACACGTAATGCTCAGAGAGCTAGATCTATGGCTCTAGAGAATGCGACTACTCAAGGTGCTCAGTTTGGTTCAGGTCTACAAGGTGGATATGGTTCTATCTCTGGTCAATCTGGAACCAATTTGTTAGGTATAAGTCAGAATCTTCAGATTGGTAGAAACATATTCGATATTAATGCTGAGATATCTGATGCTAGAATAACTGAAGCTAAGTACAAAGGTCAAGAAGCCGAAGGTGCAGGTTTAATGAGTTTAGGAAAGAGTGTCTTAGGTTTAGGAAGTCTTCCATTATTTGGAGGTGGTAAGTAATGGCTGAAGCTCAGCCTATCTCTTTAGACCAACCTGAAGAAGAGCAACAGACTCCTTTAATTAATTTAACTCCTCAAGATAGTATTCCTGTCTCTGAAGACATAGCCACTAAAAGAGCTTCTAAAGCTACGTTTGGTCTAACTCAGAAAATACCAGAGAAAACCTATCCAGATTACTACCGTTCAATATCCAATGGACAAGAGTTACAGACTCGTAGAGAGATCTCTACTACCTTAGACTATCAGAATACCTTGAATCGTTATAAACGTATCCAGGACTTCGCTACGTCTAAGGGAGATGCTTTAACACCAGAAGATCTAGATAACTTACAGAATTTTATAAATGTTCCTTCTGCTGATCCTAGATCAGTCTTTGAAGACAATTACTCCAGGCGCTATATGGATACTCTTCGCAGTGCTCCTGGGTTTCCTGGTTCTTGGTATGATGACGTAGCTACTCAATATCCTCAATTAGTTCAAGCTACCGAGAACGTAGGTTCAAGGCGTATGCAACAAGCAGAATATGCTAGAACTAATAGAGAGAATGCAGAGGCTAAATCTAGAGCTCAATCTTATTTTGGAGATGTAATAGATAGAGCTAAAGAAATGATTCCTGGTTATGTAGAGTATAATCAGAGAATGGCTACTCCTAGTGGAGAATCTATGTTCCAAGGATTACTTGGAACTCAGTTAAATAATCTTGCTGTAGCTGGTTTAGATCTTCCTGATCCTCAATTCAAAGATTGGTTTGATAGTAATTTCAATCGTCTTTTAAATAAAGATCCTCAACAAGCTGTGATGTTTGCTCATGCTGTTGAAGGTCAATCTATGTCTGAAACTACATTTAATAATGCTTTTACTTTATTAGATGCATCAGGTATCTATGGTACAGCTAAAGGAACTATTAAAGTTATTCGTGGTCTAGCTACTAAAGAATTAGGTCGTAGAGAGATACAAGATATTACTAAACAGATGGCTCAGTCTTCTATAGGAGCTCAGAAAGCTCCTGTCCAAGTAGTAGCTCATGCTGCTGCAGGAGATCTAGGAGAAGCTGCTGTACAACAATCTACCGCTAATGCTATGGGTGTGGCAGCAGGTACTGCTAATCTAGAAGAGATGGCTCTTAATAAGCAGATGTCTTTCCTTAAAGCTCAGCAAGATAATATGAGAGCTACTTTTGGTAACTATGGACAGGAAGTAGTTAATCGTATTCAAGAGAAATCTGGTATCTTCTATGATAATCTTAGGACAGCTATATTGAATCGTATGCGTGTAGAACGTATACCAGAAGTAATAGCTACTCAGGATGGTATTAGAGCTATCAAAGAAGAGTTTTTAAATGATTATCCAGGTCTTCGCAATTCAATTATAGATATGAACTCCTTCTTACATTTAGAAGGATTAACCGATGTCGGTGGAGTAAAGTTCATAACTGCTAGCATAGGAAGAGAAGTTCCTAACGTTCATGATATTGTAATTAACTTAGGTAGACATACAGCAGAGTACTTTTCTTCTGAAGAAGAAGCTAAAGGAGTAGCTAATCTATATGGTCTGGTCGATCCTGTAATTAAAAATAGAGGAACAGGTTATACTATTGAACTGACTAAACCTTTAAATGAGACGTCCAAAGTATCTAGAGATTTCTTATTAAAAACTACCACATCTAAATCTCCAGATAGTTATGTTAATGCTTTCTTAGGATTCTTAAGAACTCCAGATGAAACTCTATCTTTAGAACATAGACTTAACCGTAAGGTAGCTGCCTACGGTGGGTCTAATTTACTTAAAGTAGCTAAAGAAGAAATGAAATCTATTAGGGCTCTTACTAGATGGGCTTTACCTGGTACTCCTAAACGTGAGAGATATGATCAATGGGCTAAAGCTATAAATGAGTCTAGATATACATATGATCCTATGACTCAACAGAGAGGATACTCTTTCTTATCTCCTGCTGAATTAGGAAATTACTATCAAACTAACTTTGGTAGACCTCCTTCCATAGGAGAAACACAAGCTTACTTTACATTCTTTCGTATGACTGAGATGGATGCTATCTTACGTGATATGGGTTTATATAGGAATATGTCTAGGTTAGGTACAGAGCATTGGCAATTTTCTTCTTTAGGACACTATGGAGAAGAACTTAAGTCAGGGTTTGTCCCAGCTATTAAACAGAGTGTATTTCCTATTGGTCAGGATCCTATTCTAGTATTAGGAGATTCTCAAGGTACTCATAAGATTGGTACTGTAGGGGGTAGAGGATTTGCTCCTAAGTTTGTAAATCAGATTAGAGATGATATTCAAGCAGGTACTAGACAAGTCTATAGAATATATGATCCTGAGACTAGACCTTTACAGAAGTTCTTAGATGATGATAATTCTCGTATTAGATATGTAGTTACTTCAAACACAAGAGGAGCTGAAAATAAACCTTTACCATTTAGCAATCTATCTAGACGTGGTGGCGGTCATTTTGATTATGATTATGATTTTTATATTAAACAAGGTAGAGTAGGTTGGGATAATGCTTATAAGAAGCATGTCTATGAAGGTGATAATACCATCATGGCTGCTCTTAGTCATGAACAAGGTAGACAAGTAGCTCAAGCTTTAGATGAAGTACGTATAGCTATTCTTAATAAAGATGAGGCTGCAGCTAAAGCTGTAGCTCAAACTAAAATACCAGCCATTCCTTTTAAAGAAATAAAGAGCTGGTTTAATGCTAAACGTAATTCTAATGGTGATTTAATTCCTCCTCGTCTTAATAGGCGTGAACCTATTATGGTAATTCCTAAGGGAAGTACTGTAATAGACCAAGATCCAGGAATTCAGAGTAGAGCTTATTATGGTTCAACTCCTACGGGTAACCCTAGGTTTAAAGATGGAACTAGAGAAGGTTCTGATGCCAGACAGTATCAAGTTAAGTATACTCAAGAACGTGATGCTTATGACTTATATGCTGTCAGAGACACCGGAACTGTACGTAATCCTTTATGGCAATATGAACCAGCAGAGTTAGTCGATCCTATTACTACTCTTAATAGAGGTATTAAAGATATAGTTAGTTCTACATTTATGGATGATTATAAAATCTACGCTGTAGAACATTGGCTTAAAGAAGCTTCTGATCTTCTTAAGATGGATAAAGAAGATTCATGGAAGTCTTCTCCATTCTGGGCTTTCCATCACATGGAGTTCAAGAATGATGCTATGAAGAATAATCCTCTTAAAGTAAGACAGTTGGAAGATGCTAGATTCAAGATTAAACAATTCTTAGGTACTCCATCTAACTTTCAGAATATGTTAGAACAGTTATCTCAGAACATAGCTGATAGTATGTACATTAAGTTCGGACCTGGAGGAAATCAATTAACTAAAGGTATAATATTAGCTCCTTCCTGGGCTGTAGCTAATCTGACTAAACCGATAGATTTCTTAAACTATGCTACTTATCATGCAGTCATAGGTCTATTCTCTCCTGCTCAAATATTAGTTCAATCTATGAATTATGTGACTATGGCTGGTATAGCTGGTTGGGATAGAGCAGGACAAGGAATGGTTGGTGCTTTACTACATCAATATGGAAGACTTAACTCTAATCCTGAGATTATTAGTGCTTTAGGAAGAATAGCCGAGAAGTTTGGATTTAGACCAGGTGAATGGGAAGAAGCTAGAGAGTTTGGTAATAATACTGGAATGTTTAATGTCGGTTCTTCTCACATCTTATATGATAATCATTATGCTCCTAAATTAATATCCAACGGTGTTAATAACTTCTTAGATTTAGGTAGTATGTTCTTTAGAGGAGCTGAGCAACACTCTAGGTTTGGAGCTTATTATATAGCTCATAAAGAATGGAGAGACTTGCATCCTACTGGACGTATTACTAATTCAGATAGAGCAGTTATTCTGGATAGAGCTGACTTACTATCAGGTAATATGTCCAGAGCTTCTAAATCTAGAATTCAATACGGCATAGGATCTTTCCCGACTCAGTTCTTAGGCTATCAATTAAGATTAGCAGAACTCTTCGGAGGTAAACGTTTAGCTGGGACTACTTCAGAACGTGTTGTCAATAGAGCTAGATTGTTAGGAACATTCGCTGTTGCTTTCGGTTTACCTACTGCTACAGGTATTGTAGGTCTTCCTATAGATCAATGGTTTAGAAAAGCAGGAATAGAGAACGGTTATGTAGTCGGAGATAAATGGTATCAGACTGCTATTATGGAAGGATTGCCTGCATTCTTTGGTCAGATGGCCACTGGTAATGTTTATGACGTAGGTCAGAGATATGGTACTCCTGGTCCAGATGTCATCAGAGACGTTCTAGTCGGAGATAAAGGTTGGTGGAATATTGTAGGAGGTGCATCTTTCTCTACGTTAGCTAGTGCATATCAACTAGGAGATGGTTTCAGAGCAGCCATGGTATCCTTCTTAAGACAAGATAATGAAGCATTTCCTTTAACAGCTAATAACTTTGTAGACCCTTTTAGAACTGTATCTTCTTTCAGTAATTCATGGAAAGTAAGGTATGCTCTTAATACTGGTAGATGGATGTCTCGTAATGAAACTTACATGGATAATACATCTCCTGCCAATGCTATCTTTATGGGTATAACTGGATTACAGCCACAGCAAGTAGCAGATATAAATAAAGTTACCTGGTCTCTAGCTGATCGTAAAGCTCAAGAAGAATACGGTAAGAAAGAGTTTGTTAAATATTTCCATAGGTTTCTTATAGATCAAGAACATAATCCTGAGTTAGCTAGAGAAGAGTTTAAACAAGCGAATGCTTCCTTAATAGCTAATGGATATCCAGAAGATAAATATGCTGAGGCTCTGACAGAATCTATCCAAGGTAATGAAACATTAATACAAAGACTTAATTGGGATTTCTATATGAAGAATCTACCCAATGCTCAGAAAGAAGGCAAGATGGAAGCATATACAAGAGCAGTTCAATTCTATCAAGGTAGAGGACGTTAATGGCTACGTTTGCTCCTCAAGTACCCCAGACTCCAGATCCTTTCTATTTACATTTATCTAAGCCTGTTCCAGAACCTGCTGCAGATAAATCTAAAGGAGAAGCCTTTAAAGTATTAGGAGATACTTTAGGAGAGACAGGTAAAGTAACTGATACAGGAATTAAAGATATTGTTCTTAAACCTGAACTGGAGAAGATGCAGAATGTTGATGAAGAGAATATCTCTACTCTAGAATCAGATAAGAATGCTGTTACAGATGCTAAATCTTACGGACAAGCTGATCAGGATACTGATGTCTTAACTAAACAAGGGACTGCTTCAGTTCCTACATCTATTAGTCAAGGTATTAAATCAGTACAAACTCATCAAGAAGCTAGAGATAATGGTAAGATTACAGAGACTCAAACATTAGGTAAACAATACCAGATTCTTAAAGATCTTAGAGCTCAATGGCCTCAATATAGAAACTATATAGATCAAGAATCAGAGCGTATTACTGGTAAAAATATAGCTAACAGTTATAAGAATTCTCTTGTAGCTGATCTCAATGCTACTCAAGCAGCTAAACAGAAAGAATTAGAAGAGGTAGATGGACAGTTCAGAAGGTTAGAGGATGAAGGTATTGGAGGTTTAGCCTTAGCTTCATTCCATAATCAACTTAGAGCAGGTCAAAGATCTCTTCCAGAAGCTAGATTATTTATAGCTCAGAATACTGCTTTTATGGGTATTCATAAACAGAGACAGTTTTCTTCTGAAGAAGAAGGGTATGGTATCGAGAGTGAGAAAAGAAATGCTCCTAATATGATGGATGGTCTTATTAACCAAGCATCATATACCCATGCTAATTCTTTGTTTACTCCTAAAGGTCAAGTAGAAGATATAGTAGGTCGTATTGGTAGAGGTGAAACTGTAAATCCTGATGCTGTTCTTAAAGCTAGTCAGGAGATAGCAGGTCAAGAACAAGCTTATAGAACTGATATTATGAGAGATCTTAATAATCCTAAGAATGGTATTAATGGTAAATCTTTAGCGACTATCTTAGGTCCATCTGAGACTAATAATCGAATAGAAGCAGGAGCAGAGTATTTTAAAGGTAGACAGAGACTTCTTACCAATGGAGATTATAGTGCTATTCATGGTGTAGATAATGCCGCTAAAGCTATAAATTCTCAAGCTAGATTAAGTCTTTTAAATGATAAAGACATAGGTCCGACCTTAAGATTATACGAAGCATTCGGATCTTCAGCTCCTCAATTTGCTAAAGATTTCACAACTGCTTCTCTGACTGGTCCAGTATCTAAACTTCCAGGCGGTATGCCTGTCTTCTTACAGAAGAAAGCCATGGAGATGTTTACAGGAGCTTCTTCAAAATCTATAGCTGATACTATAGCTGATATTAGTAACGCTCCAGATATTTCTCCTAGTGTTAAAGCTAAGAGTTCTAATGAATTAATAAGCAATGTAGAAAAGTTAGCTGATCCTAAGACTCCAGATAACATTGCAGAGAATATTGCTAATAAGGTTTATAGTTCTCAGAACTTAGGTATAGTCAGTAAGTTTGAGAAGAACAACGGAGATAATCTTTCTATCTTTGGTAGGTTATCTGATCCTAGTATGCTTCAAAGAGTCTGGCAACTAAGTGGTCAGAATCCTGGTAATCCTCTATGGCGTAATGCTAAAGATTGGGCTGAACGTTCTTTCGGAGATCATATATTTGCAGACAACTTAAGACAATTAGTAGCTGAACAGAACATACTTATGAAGCCTTCTCCTTTTTCAGGAGGAGATACAGCTAATCTAGCTCAGAGACGTAACTTCTCCATAGGTTGGGATACTGCTGCTCATGAACTTAAAGTAGATGCCCCTAATGATCCTATGTTTGATGGAGTCAGAAAGAATGTAAATAGAATTAACTATGGTCTTCACAATATTAAGTCTATAGCTGAGACTGAAGGTTCAGATGTCAATACTTACTTACTTAATCGTCTACAACAGTTTGGTGTGCATACTGACCCTCTTATTACAGGTATATATAACTCTATAGCTAAACAGAAAGAGAATGAAGAGAACTTTAAGAGAATGGCTAAAGAGAAATATCAAAAGAGAGAGAAAGAAACAGGGCAGTAATGGGAATCTCTTTTGGTGATGGTCGTTGGTTTGATAATGAGTATGAGCAAGTAGCTGATAGTCATCAACAGCAGCCATTACGTTTAACTATTACTCCTCATATGAATGAAGGTGAATCTGAGACTGGATCTTCTCAAGGAGGTTTAGAAGAACCTAAAGATATTCATATCATCAGACATGGTACTACAGAAGAGAATGAAGAAGATAAGATTCGTGGAACTCAGGATGATGTTAAGTTAAGTGATGAAGGTCGTAAACATGCCCTAGACGCCGCTGAGGAGCTCCGTAGTAAAGGTATTGAGTCATTGGTGACCTCACCCCTAGCCAGAGCAAAAGAAACATCCCAGATCATTGGTAAAGAGTTGGGAATACCTATCACAGTCAGCGATAAGTTAAAGACTTGGAATGTAGGTAACTTTGAAGGTAAACCTTGTGAAGGTAATAACGATACATTACAAGATTATGCAGAGAATAAACCAGATGAGAAAGTACCTGGTGGAGAGTCTTATAATGAATTTAAAGATAGAGCATTCGAAGGTATTAGAGAAGCTATCTTAGCTAATAAGGATAAGAAGTTAGGTATAGTAACTCACCATATGGTCGAGAGTTCCTTAGAAGGTTGGGAGAAGACTGGACAAGATAATCCTAGTCTAGATTTATCTAAGTTATTTGAAGATACAGACCAACCAGGTTCAGTACGTAAGATGACTATGGAACCTGATTCTACTATTATGAAGGGAAAGGATAATCTTCCTTTTCAGAAAGAAGTACAGCCATATCTAAAGAAGTTTAGAGATGCTTTGACTGATTATGTAATGAATGCAAGTGGAAATCTTAAAGAGAATTTATTAGATATTCTTAAACATCCAGAGAATATGATTGGTCCTCAGGAAGGAATGTTTATTGCTCCTTCATTAGGTAAGCGATTATTTGCTCAAGGACTTATGAAACAAGGTTTATCTCCTGCAGAAGTTAAAGCTCTGACTGGAGTAGAACGTGGTGCAGATAGTAAGCTACGTCAAGAGATTAGTGATTTACCTTCTCAAGTGGTTAATGAAAAGCTTTTAAAAGATCATGTACTTCCTTTGGAGTGGGTCTTTCATCATCCTGATTTTTTTAATGTATATCCTGAAGCTAAAGATATAAAAGTCTTATATAATCCTAAATTACCTAATACTACTGATGCTAGATTTACAGGAGATATTGAACTTAATCCTGCTTTAAAAGATCCTATGGATATTCATGATGCTATACTTCACGAATTACAACACTGGGTTCAGTATAAAGAAGGCTTTGCATTTAATGTTCCTTCTGATGCTCCTGAAGCATTTGTAAAAGAATTCGGAGCTAGAATGCGTAAAGAAGGAGTTAAGGGAGAAACTCCTAAACAAAGAATATATAGACAGTTAACATCAGAGGTCGAAGCTAGAAATACTCAAGCTAGAGCAGGCATGACTGAAGAAATGAGACGTGAGTCTCTAGCTACAAGTACAGAAGATATTCAGAGATCTCACCAACTTATCTTCGATGAGAAAGGTAATAGAATTGATGCTTCTCCTTCTATGTCTAAAGAACCTCCTAAAAGATTTGGATTACCTGTAGAAGTATTTGAACAGAGACTAAGAGATGTTATAGAAAAGAATCCTGACTTAAGACAAGTACCTTGGGGATGGACCCTAGAAGAAGTTAAATCTATACCTTTAGATGATTACTTTAAAGGACTTAAGGAAGGATTTGGAGATACTTATGCAGATTATCTAAAGAATAAGAAAACTAGAAATCCTTCTATGTCTAGATTTGGCAGTCAAGAAGATACTCCAGATTGGTTCAAAGAAGAAATGAGACAGACTTTGGAGAAAGAGTTAGGAGGATCTAAGAATACTCCTATTAAAACTAGATCTAATACATCGGGTATGAGTGAAAGACAGAAAGAACTGAAAAAGATTAATCAGAAATCTAGAAGTCGTTTACAATCAAAATAATAGTTAAAATTTCATGCAGACATAAAAATAGCCTCGGTAAGCGTAAGCCTACCGAGGCTAAGTCATGTGGAGTTTGCGGGAACCCCTTTTAGTTTCTTACATCAGAGCTCGCTTGTAGTTTGGTATACTGACCCGACCTCTGATGATCTACTCTCGACGTAGATTAGTTTTAATTTACGCTGCGAGTGCCACTTCAGTTTCAGAGTCAGTAGTTGAAAGAGGAATCACCTTAACAGGAGGTGTCCAGTTCCAAGTCTCCAACTGCTCGATGGCATCAATGACGACGTTATAGTCAGAATCGCCATCTCTATCGTAAGAAAAATCCTCATGGTCTAGACGACAGGCTACGAGGATACGCTCGATTCGCTTAGTCTCTGCACTAAGCTTAGTCACGTACTGACTGTAGCCAACTTCATCTTTGACTATAGTCGGATCGACCCAGTGTAACCACTCAGCCAAGTGATAAGGATTACTGTATTCAATTTCCTTCATATCGAAATCTAAATCACCGAGACGGAACTTACCAGCCTTCAGCCATTCATCAGCTTCCGCCATAGTCTTAGGTCTCGGGCTCTCAATACCGAAACGTACGGCAGCTTCATTCTGTTTCTTTGTGACGATATTGTTCAGCTCTCGGAGGAAGTAGTTCTTGCTCTGAGCGTTAACATCTTCATTAATGTTGTACCACATGGTAGTCTCCTGTTTATTGAACTCTTTAACCTTTTTATTCCACTCAATGTCTGATTGAGTTAAAGGTCCAAACCAAACTCCATCTCTACAATACATATCAGTGTCTCGGCGGTTGTCTGATTCTGTTGGCGTGCTCTGATACGACGTGGGTTGGTACCTTGTCCAACGAGCCAGTTCGGTGATAACCAATATGATCCAACTCTCTATGGTCTCCTTTTGTAACTTTTCCCAATCTCTCAGCATGTGCCCTAGCAGCATTGCGTGCCTCTCTACGGCGTACCTGTGCTGGAGTGTCTTCCCATCTTGTTTCTTTTTCATAGTTTCTATTCATGTATTCTAAACTTAACCTCTGATTTCTTCTGTTGCCGAGCCTCTTGCGAGGCATGTTCTTGTTTCATTAATGTATAGTGAAGAGGCATGGTTAAGTTTAAATAAGCATTAACCATTGTCTTTTGAGCCCATGGTTTAGGTATGGGGCCGAAAGATAAATCGACTAAATCTTCATCATTCTTAATCCAATTATTTCTTCTTAATTCATCTTCTATTAAATCTTTAATATGTCCTATGCTTATAGTAGTTTCTATAATCTTAGGATATTCTTTTGTGTGGTCCGGATATTTAATAGCCTCAGGTTTCAGAGGTTTCATCTTCATCTCCTGTCGAGGGTCGCTGAGGGAAGCGCCTCTCTCGTCGGACTTTCTTCTTTTGTTCAATTCGTAATCTTTCTGCTTTATTGGTTGGATGTTTATTCTTACTCATTGGTTGAATAACTTATGAATATCAAATGGAGTCGAGTACATTAAGATACAGGCTTTACCTAAACATGTGGACATACTGTTAACATATATTAATGCTGAGATAACACCTAAACTAAACCATATAATTCTATGAAGTAGTTTATCTACAAGATCAACGATAACCATAACGTACCTCATAAACCTAATAACCAATCTTCTGGAACATTACCGATGGCATATCTGAATCCATTCTTTATAGCCCATTTAATCTGTTTCTCTTTATATTCATAAAAGACTATTCTCAGATCTATATTAGGATGCTGTCTCTTAACTGCTAACAGTTTGCATTTATCCTCTGGTCTTAGATAGCCTTTATATTCAATGTATATCTTTCCTAAAGGGGTATATAACTTAAAGTCTATAAGGTAGTGTCGAGCTAAGACATAAGGAATCTTTTCAGTTTCGTATTCAAATATAATCTTAGCTCGACGTAACTGATTGGCTATAGATTCTTCTGATTTATTTCTAGTTCTTTTAGATATTGTTAATTCTCATTTCTTCTAGTTGTTGTACTTTACGGGCTAATTCTAATATTAAATCCATATCCATATTTGGATATAACAATCTACTATCTTGACCGTCATATTCTCCAGCAGCATTGATGTTGCTAAGATATTCTATGATTAATTGAGTTAATAATAGTACATCAGACATCTTGTTTCTCATCTTCATCATTTAAATATTTACAATCTCTAATAGGTTTCTCACATTCGCACCAACCGTTTAATAGTTTACAGTCAGTCGGACTGTTATTATTATGTGGTTGAAACAAGTAATCAGTGTATGACTTGTCCAGCTCTATTGATCTCGATGACATCAGGTTTCCTTTCTACGTGGGTAAGGTACTTAGGTCCATCGGAGTATAGAAAAGTTCTGAGACCAGGGAAACAAGTGTTCTTGTAGGCACTGTAGCTTGCTTTGGTATCAAGACCGATATTCCCAGATCTACCTTCTGGTACTGTTTTACAGGTACATCTCGGAGCTTGAATAGAGTTTGCATATGATTTATATAATCTAATTCTCTCTTTGATGAACTCTTTTCGTAATGTATGTTCATATAATAACATATGTCCTAGTTGTTTGTCAATGATTAATAAGCATGCTTTATCTTTTACCAGTACCAAATCGTCGTTAATACTAGCGCCCATATAAGCGTCAAGTTGAGATAGATAGCCCCAATCGTCAAGCGTTGTTTGATCTTTCCTTTTGAATTTATCCATCCCACGGCTAGAGGAAGATTTAACATCAACAATGTAGCCGTCGATAATGCAGTCTCTATGACCGCGGATACCATCGAGAACAAGTTCATCCTGCTCTCCCGTAACTGTATGTCCTGAAGCCTTGGCAAGAGCTATAGCTTGAGCCTCTATTATATGACCAAAGGAATATTTGAACTCTGCCCATGGTGGTAGAGGCTCTGCTAACTCTGGTGTATGTATCGAATGCCATAAAGCTTTAGGACAGACAGGCCCTAGTTTAGACATTCTTAAAGAAGGTTTATATGTATAGTTATATTGAGATTGTAATCTTTTGGTTATGTTATTAGACAAATCCAGGGCTAGCTCATCAGTGAACCAGCCTCTGGTTGTCAATAGATATTGTATATCGGTAACCAGAGTATCGATTGTTTTTATGGTATCATTCCTTTTACTTGATGTGCAAGTTGTAAGTATAAGATTAGTTGTCCAAAACCTACGATTGGAGCGAATGCAGCCATTGTTACAAATGTCTGTGCTATCTCCAACCATTTATCCTTCTTCTTAGGTGGTTCTGGTTTCTTGGCAGAGTCTTTGATTTCCTTTTCAACAGTCTTCCAAAAGTCTATTGTTTCTTTCATCTGTTGAAGAGGGCTTTGTTGTGGACCGAAAGGACTTCCGTATCCATACATTGTAACCTCCATTCTAAATGGATTAAATATATTTTCTAACGGGGGGATTTGTCCCCCCAAACTTAAGGTGGTTGTTTCATTTGTCCAGAGTGCACTAACATAAACATGTTACTACACCTCCATTAGTTAAAGTCTCGGACATGAGACTTGGGAGTCTCTCGATGGTTGACTGCCATTGAGACTCTGACTCTTAAGATCTCTACATCGAGAGGTCTGACGTGTCTGTTCCAGGTTTACTCCCACTGAGTAGTGTTTTAATGGGCGTTCCGGCTAGACATTGGCTAGTTCCCGGTTATACCAGTGTACTGGACACTGCGTCTCTTTAGATCTTTCGTCTGTTCAGCACAGACCGGCGATCCTGTAGAGTATTCGATACTGAGACATCAACCTGAGGAACTTTTGAACCAATGGCTAATGGGACCACGGTGTCCAACAGTCTAAGATTTCAACTCTTCAGAAGAGTGTCTACTTAGTTAATGATGCTACTGCTCAGCCTTTTCAGATCATATCCTTGTTGAGTCTACCACAGGTTGTTCGGTCTTACAACATATATAGGTTGCACCCTATATGCATCCGATCACATGGCACTCGCTCTATACCAATTCCGAGTTCGACTCTTATTTAGAGTCCTCATGAGCGTACCGTTGCTTTTCTGCCACTGTACCAGATCAAGGCTTAGATCCTACTTGTCCCTATGACTAGATCGTACTTGGAGTGACCTACTACACAATAGATCAGGATACTAATCATAGGTCCTGCTTATGCTTCTCTAGCTGTTAGCTAGTTGACCACAGGTACACCACCATCCTTTGCCGTCCCTATGCCTTAAGGGTTGGACTCTATCAGGCTTTATTCCAACAGGACTAAGCTGACTGATCTCGTCTGTCACCGGAGGATAGATCTAAGTACCGGTTAAGTCCTACTCTCCGATATTTATAGCCTCCATGTCGGAGATAGCACGGGCCTATGCAGCGCTCTCATTCACTATGCTGTCCAAGTGACTAGTACGTTACTCATCCCAAACGAAGATGCCTTCCGTACATCTTACACATAGGAGCGCTTACGAGAGGTAGGTCATCACTCCTACGTTAGTTTAACCGTGTTCGAAGTCACGGTTAATAGTGGATGATTCTCCACTACTCTCGGTTCTGAATTCTTTCCCAATTAAATCATCTTTGGGACCTTCTGCTGGCCATTCTCTGCCAGTATTGTTCTGAGCTCGTTCGACTGCGGGTCGAATAGTAATTGGAGGAGAAGCTCGTTCTACTACTTCAATTACCTGACAGACGAATACTCTTGTAATGGTATTATCACTATTTAACTGTTTAGCAGCGTATCCATGAGCATCTACTAATGTTGTCTTACAATTAGTAGGAATATTTTTAGGAAAGTCTTTATCCTGTATTGCTTTGAAAGCAACCGTTGCATAAAATTTCTCGTTCATCTTAGAACTCCCTACTTCGTTTCGTTCAGGAACTTCTCTTAGTTCAGTTCACATCACCGCGTAGATGGGTCTATTATAATAGACTAATCTATACTTAATAATATACTTAATTCTTTTACCTTTATTCTTACCTTTGGATCTGTGCACCCTTGTTGAACGCATCTCTAAAATCCAACATCCTTTGGTATTGTATCTTCTTTTGGACATTGTTTTTCACCTGACGTTCAATCAGTCTCTGATGAGCAGTCATTGGTAAAGAGCCATCAGATTTCTTTACTTTGTTCTTAATAGGAGGTCTTTTCATATTATCCTCCGTCAAAGGAATAGGGAACTCCCACGGAGATAAGAGTTCCCTTTCCTCAGTAAGATCAGGCAGCTAACTCAATCGTAAGACTCTCGGTTGTAGTAACCGGTTCGTTATCATTCGCAACAACCAAGTCGGTAACCAACATATCCGTCGGAAACGGAAAGGAGACCATCTTGATCGCTTCTAGAATGAAGACATCGTTACGATGCTTAGCAGAATGCTTCTTAGCACTATCAATAACTGCATCTAACGAAGTCCAGCCATTTAAACCATCGTAGACCATACCTCCACCACGGACATAACCGTAGCTAGGATCATAAGCTAACCAGAACTTATTCATGTTTTTACTCCTAGAATTCAGGATTATCAGCAGGCACTTTATTAAAGCCTCTGATTTCCTTTGGTTCCCTATTACTATTTGCTTCATAAGGGACTAATTTATCTACTCTGATAGAAACCAATCTAGCTGCTGTTCCTCCCATCTTAGCTCCAGGAGGACTATAACTATAAGTCTCTAATTTAATAGTCACTTCAGAACCGTTACCAACATTAACGTTATAAGGTAGATTGTCTTTATCGATTATCATAGGCGCAGCATATAATCTACGCACACCTTTAATGATCTTCTCTGCTTGACAACCGAAGGCCATGTTATCTCCGTCCTCATCCCTCCTTAACCTATTCTTTAATCCTTCATATTGTCTTCCATTTATAGTTTGTATTTCCTTTAATTTCTTAATCTTATCTAGAGATTCTTCATTAGGATATAACACCATGGCGTACTTACCGTACATATCTGGTGTAGCGACCCTAACCCATTTAGCTTTACCTTGTAAGTAGACGCTATTAGTAGCCATTATATCAGTTCAACTCTGACTACCGTAGCTTCAAGAGCCTCTGGATTATTCTCTTCGAATTGTTCTAAGGCTAATACCTCAGCGTCATTCGGTCCTTTAACATCATCTACATCTACTTCAGCAAACATAGGTACTTCATATTCAATATGTACTCTGTATTTCATTAATGGGTTACCTTCCAGTTTGTTCCTATTGTTTCTTTTCCATCATTCATGTAACTCCCTGCTAAAGGACACTTAAGTCCAAACATTTCACCTACCTCTCTCAATGCATCGCATTGTATTTGAGCCATCCAACGAGCTTCTTCTAGATCATTGGATGGCATTTCTGTCTGCCATTCATCATGAACTAAGTTGACTAAGATCGGTTTCTTCGTACCAAACGTCCTATCCCCCAGATTATTCCAATGATTATCATTATATGTAGGAATGGTAGAATCTGATACCAAGTTTGCATATCTCTTCTCCTCCGTCTCGCGTAAACGCTTCGACACTTTCTCTAACCACAGGATCGTGGCATGCTTCATTACAACTACTTCACCGTTCTGAAGATAACCACTCATAGCTAAGTGTCGTCTTTCACTTTCAGTTTCTCCCAGGATGTTAACCTTCCTACCATCCAGCCCAAAGAAATAGCCTCTCTTCGCATCTTTAGGAATAATAGTCTTTTTGAGCCTAGCGAATCCTTCGTATCGTCCCAGTAAATTAGCAAGAGCTTCTTTCGTTTTGTCTTCATTCGAGTCGAGAACTTCAGCCAGTTTCTTAATCCCTGCTCCAAGAAGAAGAGCGTAGATAAATCTTTTGGCAGCAGCTCTAGATTTACAGATACTTCCAAGAATTCTTTGGTTAAGCGAGTGCGGATCGCTTCCGTCATGTTTAGAACCCTTAACGATGGCATCTGTGAACTCCTGGTCGTCTATGTAGTGAGCAAATATTCTAAGCTGAATTCCTTCTGCGTCAACTCCAACGAGCAGTTTATTCTTATGTGCAGAGAAGCAGGAGCGCATTTCCCCGCCAAGTAACTTGACTTTCCCTTGAGTGTCCAACTCGTTCGGAATATTGGCCATATTAGGTTTTTGGTGTGCCATACGATGCGTCCATGCACCGATAGCAATAAACCTTCCATGTATTCTTCCGGTAGATGGATTGTATAGGTTAGACCATTCGGTGAGAGTTCTCCTTCTCGCCTCGAATAGAATTCTTCTGGCCAGAGTTCTAGCTGACCTTGGAGCAGCACTGGGTAGTGAACTGATATTAGTTTCATTGATCTTCCACCCATATTTCTTAAGATCTTCTCTAATTATACCTTGTCTATCAGACTCTACGTGCGTCTTAGTCTTGTCCGTTGGTTTCCAACCTGCTCCTGTAAGAACGTCCACAATCTGTCTGTGGCTTGATGGATTAAAGGATTTGAATTCACATCTACAGAAAGGGTATCCATTGAATTCTGTAAGATCTCCATCTTGAACCCACCTGAAATCTTTGCGATGTAAAGTACCATGTTTAGTTCTTTCTGGATGTATTTCTCTTATTAAAGAAAGATGAGGAGGAAAGGATTTAAGTATCTCTTCATCTAAATTCTTTAATTCTAAAGTTACTTTCTCCAGTAACTTATTACACTTTGTAATATCAAAATAAAACCCATTATTGTGCAAAGAATTAACAATGATTTGGAACTTGTGTTCACAAGTAATAGCATTCCTGTACTTAGGATTATTGATGCTATCAAGATAGCTAAGATAAATACGCTGACAGATATCGACGTCCCTAATACAATACGTAACCATCTCTTCAGATAACTTAGACCAGTCATTGAATTCTCCTTTAGGTAAGTTAAATTCAATTCCGTAATCTTCTATTGAATGTCCTTGGCGCGAATAGTTAAATAACTTAGAAATAATAAGGGTATCAATAATATTGGTAAGACTAATGCAATCATAAAACTTAATAAGATTACACAGGACAGGGTAATCATAACCAAGAATGTTGTGCCCCACCAATCTAGTACATCTTTTAACCAAGGTTTTAAACTTCTCCACCTCTGTTTGATCTTCGTGGAGATTTCTAAATACATAATATTCTCCTGTATCTGTGTCTTTACAGACGACACACCATATCTTAGTAGGACTTTCTAATTTATCGCATTCAATATCAATTATTAATTGCATTAAGTATCTTAATGTATTTCATCAGTCATCTTCCATCTTTAAATACTTTTACAGGAAAGTGATGTTTATTTGACTCAAGTCTTTGTTGCCGTCTTAAATACCTATACCAATCATCAATCTTAAATAATTCTTCTGTAAATTCTTTTTGAAGGTCTTCTTTAAGTTTCTTAGGGTTTTGTATTTTAGACATACTGCACCTTTAGTTTGTTATAGTAAGCTTCTTCTTTATCTATAGCAGACTTAAATTTATAAGAATCTCTGTTCTTCATCCACTTAACATCACTAAGTAATTGTCTCATAGTATACCAATCATTTAAATTAATAGGTCCGATAATGTTACTCATTTATTTTTTCTAATATATTTTTTTGCTTCATCTAAAGATGTAAACCAAGATAAAAGATCATTATGTTTCTTGTATAGTAGTTTATCACTTTCTAATTTTTTATCTAATTTATAGACATTATATCCTTCGGCGAAAGGACGTCTTGAGAACACTATTAAATAATCTTCTTCTTTGTATACCTGTTCGTCTATAATATCTTCGTTACTCATTTTTCAACATCTCCAAATCTTCTTATCCCATATATTAGGTAAAGACATATGTTCTTTATTAGAACATAACCAACTCCAACACCAGAACTTTAAAGATGAATTACTAAACAATCTTTCTAAGCTATTCATCTTTATCCTCCACAGGTATCTGTATAATCTCATGTAAGATAAACTTCTTACAGAAATCTTTAGGATCTACCCATCTAATGACTTGTCCTTCATTAACAGCTAATTTAATTGATTTCTTAGTCTTAACTATAACATGATACTCTAATAAGTCAAGACCTAACTTAGGAGAATAAGCTAAGAATATAGTAAATCTCTTCATAGGAGATAACCAATCTATTACTTCTTCTGGAGTATCAGGTGGTCCTTTACCTCCGGTAATTACTCTTAAAGATTTACGCTTCTTTCGTACCTCTTCTTCTTTATCCATTCTTTCATCTTCAGTATCAGTTATTGACAATGCTTGTCTCCTTCTAGAATGCCTCTAGGAGCTCGTAGGAAGCTCACTGGTGAGTTATTTTATGTACCCAGGTAGGGTAGTACCTCTATAAAAATAATGCACTACGGACCTTCTTATGTTACAGTTTCCAATCTATAGGCTCTAACTTATCTTTAGATAAAAATGAATTAACTCTGCTGAACATCCTGCTACCAGAGAATGGATGTTCTCCTGCACAGAAACCTCTAGGACTCGGATGACTCACTTCGATTAAGTCTGAGTACTTCTCGTCCACATATTCTTTCAATTCTCGCGCAATACTTCCGCATAGAACGAAGCAGATGCCTTTTTTGTTTAGTCGTGAAACGATCTCGACTGTAAGTGACCGCCATTGAGTCCAATGTAGATGTGAGAGTGACAAGAATTGTAGACAAGTCGGTATCGTGTTCCACAGTAAGACTCCTTGTTCAGCCCATGGTTCTAAGTTACCAGACTTAGGAAAGATAGATCTCTTACCTTCTTTATCAAACCATTCGTAATGTAAGTCATTATGTAACTCTCTGAAAATATTAACTAAGGTAGGAGGGAATGGATATTCCTTACTATTGATACAATCTTTAGGAGTACTAAAGGCTAATCCTGTAGCATATTGAGGATTAGGATAAGGATCTTGTCCTATTATGGCAACTCTAACTTTATCAAATGGTGTAATGTCAAGGCTAGAAAACAGATCGCTCCTGTTTGGATTAAAGTAATAACGCTGAGACTCAAGATTATCCAGTCTGATTTGGACATCTTCCCACTCCTTTGATCTCCAAAAGTCTAGATCTTCCCACGATGTAAAGTCACTCATGCTGCTATTCCCTCAGTTGCAGCAAAGTTATCGTTATCCGATTTTATTTCTGAGAGAGTGTACGTAATAGGGTCAAAAGTAAGCACACCTCCCATTCCAGTGCGCCCGCAATATCTGTTCTTTGAAACGATGATAGTCGTTTCTTTAGAAGCTCGTTCGATATCTCGGGTAAGATCGATTCTGATGTCTGCGACTTTTCCAATTGCTCTACTACTCCTTGTTTGTCCGAAATCATTGACGTGACTCACTACTATTAATCCAAAATCTAATTCCTTGACCATCATCTCTAATCTGGTGGAGATTTGGTCAAGAGCTTGGCGTTCATTCTCTCCCGCCAAGAGAGGAATGGCCATGCAAATGTTACCGAAAAGAATAAAACGACAGCCACAGGCAGAAACGAGAAACCTAATAGTGTCGCAGAGTGTCTCTGCAGAGTCGCCCCCAAAGCTAGAATGAAGGTACAGCCGCTCATCCATGCGAATAACCTTGGAGACAGCAGAAAAGATTTCATCTTCCTTGAGACCGCTGTCGGGAAGGTGCGCGGGTCTTTTGAGCTCAAGTCCAGCAATAGCTTGGAGGTGCCTTCTAGGGCTTTCTTCATGGAGAATACATCCTATTTTATCATCTGTTACCTTTAACAAATGATGTTCGAGGTTGTACATTAATTCAGTCTTACCTACTCCTTCTGGAGCAGTAATTAGAACGATTTCCCCTGTCCTTAGCCCATACGTCTTTTCGGTTAAGGTAGGGAATGGATAGGGGATACCGTATTGTACTTTACCTTTCAGAATAGTTTTGAAGTCGTCGAAGGAAGAGACGATGGTCTCGGGCAAGTATTTGCGGGAATTAAACCATGTGTTCCTGAGTACTTCACCTTCACCATTCTGAAGGTATTCATTGGCATCTTTCCTTGATGTTAGTTTTACATCAAAGACTTTGCCATAGTCGAAAAGCTTAGAAACTGCTGCTGTAGCTTCTCTGCCCACACTGTCGCTGTCGAAACAGAGGTAGACTCGATCGAAGCTACTAAGCCAGGATCTACATGCTGTGCAGTCACGTACGCTGCTAGAAGCAGACTGGACAGAAACCACAGGTTGATGTAGTACTTGGTAAAGGGAACACGCATCTTGTTCTCCTTCGGTGATGGTCACATATTTATGTTGACCAGCGTTGAACTTATCTGATCCGAATAGACCTGCTTTGCTAATCTCTCCTACGCTGGAGAAATCTTTGCTGCCAAGCTGTCTAACCTTGTAGCTACCGTTCGGATAACGATAGCCAATCGAGACCGGCTTACCGTCGGAATCGATTTTAGTTTTGACGTCATAGAAGCGGAAAGTTTCCGCATTGACGCCACGCCATGGACAATACTCATAGGTAAACTCCTTGGTTGAAGGAGAGGTTAATGGCGGAAAATAATGACTACATGAAAAACAAAACCCATGTCCATCATCGTAGGTAGCTTTAGCATCTGAGCTACCACAGACTTCACATGGAATATGTAAATTAACTACTTGGGAAGTAATAATAAGGCTCCTTCATCATTGCTTTTGCTCTGTAAATCGTGACAGGTTTACACCTAAATCCCATATCAATTAACTCAGACCAGTATGTCTGGATACCAACATACATCCATACCCACATACCTATGTCAGCCATCTTAATATCTGTCTTACCCTTCTCCTCATATTGTATACGTCTATTAGGTATATGTATATGTACTTTCTTACGTTCATACTGTACAGTATTGGCATACTCTTTGTCAAGAGAAATTATAGTATTTCCTCTGACTGCTAATAACTGTCCTTTGATCTTAGCAGGTTGAGCTAATCTACTTGTATTAAGATCAGCCCAGTCTTCGAACATAGGTCTCTTATCTGTTTCTAAAGGAATAGGAAATGTCTCAGTTCCTAAATCCTTAGACCAAAACTCAAAGTTATCTACAGTATAACAATTAGCTACTAAGATACAATTGTTCTCTATTTGTTTGAATTTCTTTCTACCTTGTAGAAGATCATCACATACGAATAGAAGATTATATATATTATCTTCTATTGTACTGATGTCAGGAGTACAATGCATTCCTTCTACATTCCACTCAGACTCAACATTCTTCCACCATGCTGCCGATGGTTTAGCTCCTAACTTATGCCAACGTTCTTCAATCTGTTCAGCTAGAATTTGAGCAGGAGTACGTAAGTCAAGTTCTTCAACAACCTCTGGTTTTTCAACAACTGCTGATTTTCTGCTAAACAAAGTCATCTTACGCTCCTGCTTATAGGTGGACTCTGATAATATGCCTAGGACATACGAATACCAGATTGCTCGGGCTATCAGAGTCCGCTTATAAGTAGTAGTCGGAGAGTGCATTTCACCTTATGCACTCTCCTAGGTAGGTAGTTGCCTTCGGTGCCGGATACCTACCTAATGTAATAGTCGGAGAGTGTAGGTAACCCAAAGGCCACTTACGTGGTGAGGCAAAGGCCTACACTCTCCTATAGGTAGCGCTCTTCAGATCAAGACTGGACTTCAGCGTTCTACCTAATACCGAACTTCTTAGTTCCTCCTGCAGCAGGAACAGAAGTAGTAGCTTTATCAGCAGGTTTATTGAGTAGTTCTTCAGCAGCTTTAAGATCATTAACAGCCTTAGCATGAGCTGCCAATAATCTGATGTGATGGTTGACTAAGTTTTGCCAACCGACAGCAGCAATCTTGGGGTATGTGTCAGCAAGATCACACTTCTTTTCGAATGACATCTTGAGGCCATTGGCTAATTCTTCAGGAATACCCATTTGTTGAGATAGCGTAGGCCAGTTCTTCTCGAAGTCAGCTATTTGCTGAACATCCATGATCTCTAGATTGTTGACATCGATGGTTTTCATGAAGCTATCCAAGAAGTCTTGACGTTGTTCTGCATCTATGGTCGGAATGATTGTCGGAGGATCTTTTCCTTCCGTGACTGGATCAGGTTTTGCAGAGATAGGAGATGAAGGTCCGACAGGCTTCTTGTCCTGAAGTATCCTCGCAGCTTCATCAAAGGACTTAGCTGTAATCTTCTCTACAATCTTCTTAGCTCTGATCTTAGGTCTATCTTTGAAGTTAGCAGGTACAGCGGCTATTCTACCTTCCCTCATTAGCTTCTCATACCAGTTTCTTAAACTGTTCTTACCTTGGATGTTGACCGGAGGTTCGACTAATTCGAACTCTTCATTCTCCAACTTCTCTTCTGCTTTAGATGGAATAATTGATGTATTGGTACTCAACATAGCTGCTAATTTGTTCTTAGCATTAGTTGTAGTCAGATGACTTCTGTCATCCGAACCTTCTTTGTATCCGAAGGTATTAGAACAATAACCCCATTGGAAATCATCACCTAAATTATTGTCTTTAGAAAACGTACAAGAGTTGCCTGTAGAAAGAAATAAACTAATGGCCCCACGATGTCCAATAAGACCCGAAACAATCTCATCATGTGTGGAAGGATCTTTAACATTCTCCCACATCTTAGTCATGTTTCCTTCGAAGAGTTTATAGTCTTTCTTGAATCTTATCTTAAGTTTCTGTGCTGCTAGATATTCAGGAGTATGTGAATTATTGGTGTCGACATAAGGGAAGTCTCCCTCCAATACTCCGACAATAAGAGGATCTCCTGCATCACTAGATAGAAGAACAATAGGTTGTTTATCTTCCTCTGGAATGACATTGGTAATGTTAGATAGATAGAAGATAGCCTTCTGATCTTTCAAGGACTCTTGAAGAGTCATCCATTTATCGACGGTAAGATGATCAGCACTGACTAATTGGAGTTCAGTACCGTTGTGGATGATTGCTCCTGAACCTCCTTTGTTCTTCTCTACTTGTATCTTCATTACAGCTTCTGGTATGATCCAGGTAGCTTCTTTGACTAGGAGTGAACCTCTGTTTAGATCGGTAGCCATGGTATTCTCCGTGTTGAATGATAACCTATCACTATTGGTTGAATAGTTCCTGTAGAGATTTCTTTGGTAGTCCAGAGATTTTCTCAACAGGAGGTGTTTCATCCCAGGGTGGCGTACTAGCGAGACCAGGCTTAAGGTCATCGATAGCCCACACCTTAGCATACTTTTCATATAGATAGTATCGTTCGTCGTTGGTTATCTTCCCTTCTAGGTAGGTTTTGTCTACCTGTTCAAGAAACATATCGGCGACCATAGTCTCTAATTCTTTATCCCTTTCTTGTGTCATATGGTATTTCCTTTTAAGTCTTTTCCTGTAGAAGTAAGGAATGAATTGATAATAAGAAACAATATTTCTAACCATATAATACAATAGTATAGTTAACATGCCAAAAGCTACTATTAGTCCGTATTCTTCTGACATGTTAGTTCTCCTATTGGTGCTCCGTAGTGAAACGTAGGAGTGGTGCTCACAGCCAGACTCGAACTGGCACGGATATTCTCCATCAGATTTTAAGTCTGATGCGTCTACCTATTTCGCCATGTGAGCTAGATGAGAACTCCGGTGAGAGCTCAGTAACGAATACCTACTCCTCATCACCGGAGTCTGCTCCATAGTGTGGGGACTACGGAGACTAACGTAGTGGCATGGTATCTGAGGGTATCATGCACTACGTTTCAGAACTGAATTAAATAATTCTTTTAACGTTGGATGTAGATCACTTAAATTTACTTCTTCTCTTATTCTTTGACGACATTCTTCACATAACCATTTGAAGGTATATGCGCAGTTGTCGTGTTTGACGGTTCTCCGTCCACATCTACAAATGCCAATAGCCATTAGGTTTACTCCGTTTTATCCCCTTCCAGCCAGTGTATGGTGTTAGTATTGTATCTCAACATAGCCATATCTCTAGAAGGATAGACTATGGATATTTCTTTAGTAACTCCTAGACTAGATTGATAGTACTTCTCAAAGAAGAATCTATTACCTGAAAACTTCATAACTAATTGATTATATCTTCCACCTACTAAATTGACTATATACCATTCATCAATACCTTGAGCAAAGTCAGACTTCCATGTCGTCTCATTCTCCCTAATGTTGAGAGATGTCGGATCGAATGGAACATCGTTAGCTAATTTCCTCCATATAGGATTAAACCTAGTAGAATGCTTCTTAAGATAAGCTCTTCTACTTGCCTGTTTCTTCGGTCTTCTTCGCTTGCTCATACAGTTCAAACCTTTCTGGATGAACGTATCTTACCTCCTTACCGTTAGGATCTATACAGAGTTGTCTTTGAGTCTGTCCACAATTAGGACAACTGACTGCCAACATATCCTCCCACTTCAACTTGCTAGCCTGTCCCATTGTTTCTCTCCGTCTGAATTCCCAGTGTCATAATTATAACACAGTAGATAGTTAAGTCAAGAGTCAGAGGCTCTTATACCACGATTCCTTGCAATATCTGCAGGATTGCCTCCTTCTTCGTTTATTATCTCCATGATTTCTATTACTTGATCTGCAGTGATTTCATTACCTTTAAACATAATTAACAGTTCATAGATTTGTTCTCTAGTTAGAGAGGTGCATATATATTTACTTTTCATACATAGTCTCCATCGACTAACCATCCACCTTCAGGCCAGAACTTCCTAGTTCTTTCCATTATATCCGCAGATATCCGACGATATCTCTCTGGTTCTATCTCATCCGGAGGAAACATATTCTCTATGACACACATCTGTTCTCCTTCATCCCAGAAGACTCTGGTAATGGTATAGTTACCTTTACCAGATATGTTTACGTAATGTCCTTTCTGTGGTCTAGTCCTCATTCTCGTAATCTTTCCACCATGGTCGATTGTTCTTTCTTTTCGGACTTAATAAGATCATCAATCCTAGACACAACATTGGTAATAGCGTCGCCGCTGCTATTAACGTTACTATCCATCCCATAGTTCTTACTCCATTTGTGTATTAATTTAACTAAAGATTCCTCATCAATTGGTTTACTTGTTACTTCGGTAGTAGACCAACTATAGATTTGCCTACCTAATTCAATCATCTCACCATAGGTGAGTGATTGACATATATAGGCAATGGATGCTAAAGAATCATCCTTTGGATCTATACCTAAAGTATCTCTAGACTGTTTAGCATATAGTTTAGCCTTCTCAGCAGCCTCCTCACGCTCGTATTCGTGACAGGTATCGCATTGTATTCTATTAGCTACGAATTCACTGAGAGAACAATGAATACCTTTGTGGGCTTGCATACAGTAGTATAGCTTAGTGCTGCTCATGGTTCTATACTCCTCTGTTGTATTTCAAGCATCTTACGAATCAAGTAAGACTTCAACATAGGATCGTATTGTAGTTTATGCATTAACAAGAAATCATTAATGGACCTCATGACATCAGGTCTTAATTGAGGTCCTTTAAGTAATTGATATGCAGCATCGGAGGACTGCTTATAGGATGGCTCTAGGACTGCGTAGGAAGGCCGTGGGTGCGTTATTTTCTTAGTCAGGTAGGTAGGGTGCCAACAGAGTTTACTCTCACCAGCGACCTTCTTATGCTGGTATTTATCTGTTACATGTCGAGGTTCAGACCAACAAATGGACGCATGTGCACATGAATATGCTACTGTCAAGATCATAGCAGTAGCTAACGTTAAGACTATCCAGTAAGATACCTCAGATAGATTATCTTTCCAAGACATGATCATCTCCGTATGTAAACACGTGGAGAGTACGCACAAGCTGATGCACTGACCAGAGCAAAGCTTGATCTCTCCTTTTGGCGGCGTGTACAGCCAATAACCTACTAACTGGTGAGGGGTCTAATTCACTAGCCATAGGTTATTCTAGTTGTATAGTTCTACTTCGAACCATTCAGGTTTAATCCATTCTACTGGAGGACCTTTGATACCGTGATATTGTTTATATAGTTCTTCTCTACTACTGAATGCTGACCTGCCTCCTGGAAATTTACTACCTTGAGGTACAATCACACATTCGTAAATACATTCAGGATATGGATCCGTTAAATCAATATTAACCACAGTATGGTAACCTTTAATCAAACAGCCTAAAGGAAATAGACGTTTACATTGTTGCTTAGCAGAACGTATAGTCTTAGCATTAAGAGTCTTACCTCCGTGACTTATGAAATTCTCCCTTGCTTTGATAAGATGATACTCTTGCATATCCTTAGCTCTTGCACGTCTCTCTTTAAGTCTTTCGTTCACGCTTACCTCCTCCCAATAGACCTACCTTTTGATACCAAGAACGATCAGCCCCGTTCTTGAGTTCCTTCTTTACTTCAGTCAATGTTTTTCCTATTGACCTACGTACGTCACCAGGATTACCAGGTTTATAGACCTTAGGTTTCTTCATTTAACATTCTCCGTGAGTTAAAAGAATAGCCAGTATTGCTAACGTATTCACATACGTTCATACACTGGCTAAGTTGCATCCTTACTCAATCAAGAGGCAGTTAACGTAAGGATGTTCGTGAAACTATTTAGGAGATTGGTCTTATTAGACCTATACTATCTCTTCGATATTTATACTCACCATAGCCCATAGGCATAGGTTTTTGAGTTATATAACGTTGGGTTACTTCGATATATTGATCAACGTAATAGTCTGTATCGTAATCTCCATTCAAGAACTTAGGCCATGGCTTGATGTTGTTAGCCTCTAAGAACGTACTCTGATACTCTGGTTTAATACAACCAGGTATTACCCCACGTCCACGTGTAACGACACGTGATGTAGGATGTAAGATAACAAAGTTAAGTCTTCTAGGTCTACGCCCTACCTCAGATATGTATGCTAACATTGGTCCAGTCTCCCACATTTAAATCGGATTAACAGAATACTATGCCATTATCTCCGGCATAGTTATATTCGTTGTATGACCAGTATATGTCTATCTCTGGACAAGCTGTTGCACACCACGCAGAACAATAGATTAGGTAGTTTAGTTCAGACATAACCTCTGGATTAGGAGCCATCTCATCCATCTTCCTCTCCATGTTCTGGTCAACAATCACAGGAACATTTCTTTCCCTGTGCACGATTACGGAAGCATATCCAAGCATGCCATTCATTATCTGGCATGGCTTGGATGTCTTTCCGTGCCTCTGCTTTGGTCTGCTCATTAATGCAGTCACCATACAAAGCTTCGTACAAATCATTGAAGCTGAGCATCTTTATCTCCAATTGCTTTCCCAGTATGATTATTATAACATAACTAATAGTTGAGTCAAGGTCTTGACTGGGCTATCTTAACTTTTATTGCATTATATGTAAAATAAAGCTTGACAAGCTCTATTTTATGTGTATAATAAGGAGACCTCCGCCAGAGATATCCTACATATAGTATTACGTCTTATAGTTAACCGAAGGTTAGTTCTTACGTAATACATATAGTATAGTCTGACCATAGCGTACGAACTGATGCGACCTATCACGTTAGTGATTGCGCGTAGCGTCCTATTATAGGACTAGCGTAGTCCTATTTAATAGGATTCAACCGTAGATTGAATAAACAATAATATACAATTGTTCACGGTTTGTTTATAACCGCGTTATGAACGTATAGAGAACATGGAATGTATCGCTTATGTGTGACAATTCAGCACACTATGCTAAATCCTTGATAGATAAGGACTATTCAGACTTGACACAGTAATTGGTTGGTCTATGATGGAGACAATAAGAAGAAACAAGTACATTGGAATGTGGACCGGGCTTTGCCCTCTCCAGTTGTTTCTCATCGTTAATCGGATCGAAGGCATTGCCGCCATCTTGCCCGTAATAGGCAAAGAGGAAAGCAATGAAAGAATACAATGAGGCTATAAACAACATACCGACGGGCAAGATGAAGGCAATGTCGACGATCCAAATATGGAGTAGATACTATGTCAGATCAAGACACATTCTATGCCGAGTTAGCGCAACAGTATCGAGATAAGTTTCAGTTACGTTATGGCCGTCCAGTTAATCTGACCGATACGGAAATAACGGATATCATCGACAACGATGATACTGAAAATGAAGATACTGATACTGTTGATCGGTCTATCTTGGTACAGATGAAAGACGCTGAAGCACCGGAGGAAACTACGGGTATTAACAGCGTCCATGTTATCGAAAGCTTGGCTATTAATATGGCACGTAAAGCTGCAAACAACGCAGTATTTATGCAACATGTTAAGGAAGCTTTAGAAGCGCCAGAAGTGATGAAGCGCGCATCTACAGTTATGTTGTGGGATATGCGCAACATATTCTGTACTAAGCGTGAAGATGGTCAGTGGGATTGGAGTGAAATAGATAAATTGCCAATCCCTGGCAGTATGCGCAAACGTGATAGGTTAATGTTAGATGACATGGACCTTGGACCATTAGGTAACCGATTACATGATAAGTATTTGGTTCCTACTACTGAGGTAGGTAAAGATGGCAAACCTAAGAATGAAACACGTTCATTCTATAAGACGTTTGCTAAACATTTACCGCATGGTGAGGAAATCCAAGACAAGCTAGATAGTTTGGTCTTGGCTAACAAACCTGAAACCAGACAACAAGCAATGGTTGAACACCGCACTATGTCATCGACTAAACGAGATGCGGAAGGTTATCGGTTAAGAGAACGTAAAAGCCGATTACCTAAGCTTGCAGGACAAGCTATTGCGTGTCGTTTCCAATGGCGTGATATCGAGGAAGAGTTACCCAAGGTAGCAGTCGGGTTTAACTTCCTTGAATTCGATGATGTTGGTCAAGGTATTGAAGATTTTACAGAGGTAGCTAAACCTTATTGGATTAGTGCTAAAGCTAATACCAATAAGAATGATATTTTAAGCGCAACTGAGTTTCTACGTTTGAATATCCAAGTCGCCAAAGATAATGGCGGCACATATGATGCACTCTCTGCAACACTAGCAAGAGCACCTAAGAAGCCATCGACTGGCATCAAAGAGATCGATAGTCCAGAAATGTTGACGACATATTGGGCTGTCGAGGCTGCTTTCATGGATCAAAGACACAGCGACTGGCGTAAAAGAGAGACGGCCATCATCGCTGCATTGAGAGCAGACCCTCATGCAATACGATCCTTCGGCAATGTTCAGATGGCTACCGATGGAGTCTGGAAGGTTATTCAGCCTCTATATGATGCCCTCATCCAAGAGGATATCAGAGCAGAGGCGAATGAGAGAAAAGAAAAGGCTAAGAAACTAGCAGAGAGACACAATGAACAGGTTAAGCCTGTCCAAGATAACAAACTAGCCGATCTAATGAAGTAGGTGACACATGAGAGTGAATATCAATGGCTCTCATGTAGTGGTTTGTATGTCCGTCTATGATTTGCATATCATCTGTGATGCTTTGCAAAAGGGATGCGCATACAAATCGGACAAGGAACCACGTATTGAGTTGAGAGATAAAATACTCAGTGCGATACAAGATACCAAATAAACTAATAGCCCTAGGCTTAACAGCTTAGGGCTATTTTTATGTTTATCGTAGTATACATTAGGATATTACGCGTATTACTTTAGTTACAATACTCTTAATCTATGACATTAAGATACTAATGTATTCATTGTACTAAAAGTATTTCTATAATACTCAACTAATAGTTATAGATACTAGTATAGTATTATATAGATACTTACGTTATATTACTTAGAGTATTACGCTAGAAAAGAGCCTTAAGAGGTATCCTACCATAATCCTATTATAATCCTCTCGTAATCCTATAAATAATCCTATTAGAACCCTCCATAGGGGGTCGTAGGGGGTCAAGGCAGCAACGAATTACACCTAAAATATATCTGACAATATTTTTTACATATAGGAAGCCCGTACAGAAGACTTTTTATAGGGTGGTACTAAGGTAGCGGGCATGTCATTTAAATGCATCAGTGAGCCTCCTAGGTACCCTCTCGCCTCTGATATCTTGCATTGCTACATTTCTCTCATAGAACTTGTATCTTCTAAGAATATCGTTAGCTCTAGTCAGATTATACATGTATTGAGATAAAACTTTATCTTTCCATTGTAATCTAAACATATTATTATATCTAGAATCTTTAACTACTTTAATAGGTTTAGGCATATTTATATATCTTTCTATAAAATAATACTTGACAAAGGATTCAAAGTATGATATAAGACAATTATCTTAAATAGACGTATTTAAGTTATAACATATATAAAGATTTAAATCAATGAATATTGGAGATAGAGTTATAAAAGTTACAGGAGATTATGCATTTAATGGTATTATTGTCTCTAAGTTTAATAAACTTAATGGTGCTGAAAGATATGTAGCAGAAAACAAAGAAGGTATCTTATTTATATTCTCCAGTAAACAATTAAAAGGATTCAATAATGAATTATGATAATAACAAACAAGATAGTTATAATGGAATAATGGGTTCTCCTATGGATGCTAAGAAACATCCTGCCCATAAGATCTCCCATCCTCATGGCAACCATGGAGTCTTACCTGACATCAAAGGACATGATAATACCCATGGTAGGTCTTCTATAGGATCTCCTCTTCTTCAAGGACAAGCTGATAGCGGAGCTCCATCAGGGATGTCTATGTAATGGCTGAACACGGTCTCCCTTCAGTTCCTCCGACTATGCCTCTGTATAGATCCGGAGTTGACTCAGAACATAAATTTACAATCCAAGATAATGGAATAGACGATATGAAGAAATCAGCCAGGGAAAGACAACTCAAGAACAGAGCTCTAATCCATAATGCCTTCCCTGCTCAAGGATCAGAAACAGCTCCTCCTCAATCTATGAGTAATGCTCCAGGTAAAGAACCAGGAGGAATCAATAGAGGAATGCAATCTCAAGAAGCTATAGATCAACAAGGCAGTAATCCTACAGTAACTAATCCAGGATCTTATTCAGGATACTCTGGAGGTAACTACTCCTCAGCTCAGGAACCCTACTAATGAATTACTCAACAGGACAAGAATATGGAGATAGTCCTCCTTCTGTAGGTCTATCTAAAGTCTCTACCTTAAGTACTAAAGATTATATGCTTCCAGTTATTGACGTAGACAAACAACGAAGGAATTTCCCCTGCTATGAAGTCAACCAATACTTCACGTTACAAGACATTATCACCGGAGATACTGAAGGAACTACTGACACAGATGCAGAGACCCACGGACCTCAATACGACAAACCCTCCGGAGAGTTCCAATCTACATCAGGAGGCTACACTAAAACCTATAAAGCCTATAAGAATGCCACAAGAAAGCGTGGAGGAACGATTGGGTCTATCAAAGCCCTCGGCACAGGTCGATAACTATACAAGGCTTCTTAAAGGTGAGCTCTAAACAAATATCTAAAGATTATCCTTTTGGTTATAAATTCAGACCAGGAGAGAATTATACATTTGTTTCTTCTGAAGCTTATGGACAGTTTCGTAAAACAGGAGAATATTCATATCCAGTAGGGTATGGTCCATTCAAACAAAAAACAGTAACTGTTAAATTAGATAATAGTTGGATTAATGCGTAAGCAGATTCACGAAGGTTACGTAATGATAGACCATAGAGCTTCTCCTGGTCTATCTGAAAAGGAAGCCTTATCCTTAGGTTATAATCCTTCTCATGTCTCCGAAGGACAATTATTCGAAGCTAAAACCAATCATTGCAATCACTGTGGAACGGTAGTAATAATCAATCCTCTTCGTACGAGAGAGAGATCATATTGTTCTTATTGTGATAAATATATCTGTGATAACTGTGGGGTATCAGTCAAACTACCCGATTATGTACATAAAACCTATCAACAACAACTAGAAGAAAGTCATACTTTCTATTCAAATCAAGGAAATATTATTTAATGGCTAAACGATCGTTTAACACTTTTGGACAGACTTGGACTCAGACTGCCTTAGCTACCAACTTAGCTAACGGTACCTATATGGCTATGGTCGGATCTTCGACTACTCAGATCACAGATATCTTAGAAGTTCTCATTTCAGGTACTTCTGCTGCATCTGCCGTCGGTGCATTCGCTTATATCCCCATTTCTACTGCTCAGGCAGGTGGTGCTACAGCTTTAGCAGCTCCTAACTCAGATGGTCCTATCCAATCCAACGCAACTCCAGTTATCAATACTACATATGTAGCTGCTACTACTAATGGACCTCAAGCATCTAATGGTATCACAGCACCTAAGATTAACTTAGGTCTTAACTGTTTCGGTGGTATCATACGATGGAACGCAGCTCCTACACAGCAGTTTACTATGATTGGTAATGCTGTTTTTGCTGCAGGTACTCCAGTCACCTTTGGACAGTCAGTTCTTATGAATATGACTGCCGGTACAGGTGCTTCCGTCACTGCTAACGCACACGTCATCTATGAGCCGTACTAATGGCCGCTTCTCGTAACGATTCTTATCAATTATCTCAAGATACAGTCTTTCAGAATCGTGTACAACAGTCCTTAATTGCAGCTTGTATAGCTATTACAAATGAAGGTTGGTCTGTTGCTTTCCATAGAGAAAGAGATAGATTTGCTGTTAGTATCTTAGCAGCAGGTTCGACGACTAATCAAAATTCCTTTGTAGTGTTATTTACCAATGCTGTGTCTACTGATACGAACGTATTAGCAGATGCTACCGTCGGTGGTACAGTCGCAATTACTGCTGCTTCTAGAGCTGCTCAGTCACTTCTAGTAACAGATGCTCACATTGATTCTGCTGTCTCCTCTATGTTCAATTCTTTCATAACAGAACCTAACGGGTAGAATGTCGACATCTACGGGTATTAGTTTAACTCCTGCTCCTTATTGGCCCAACGTATACACTACAGGAGTTCCTATCGGAACTACTCTAACTGTTGCTGGGTCTAATACAATTAATGCCCCTGGAACTTATGACTCTTTAGACTTTACTGGATTTGTTACTATTGCTGCTAGTAACGTAACTTTAACAAATTCCCGTATAAGAGCCATTGCATCTGATCCTTGGTCTCTTGAAGTCAACGGTACTCAAACTAATGTCTTAGTTAAGAATGTAACTATAATCGGAGCTAGCAATGCTACTACGACTGGTGGAGCTACGTATGGTTTCTATGTCTCAGGTAATTCAGGTGCTACGTTTGATGCATGTAATATTTCACATGTAGGACAGAATGCTATTAATAATGGTAATGTCTTAGTTAAGAATTGTTACATTCATGAATTAATATCAGATCCTACTAGCCACTATGAATGTATATATTATGGAGGTGCAGGCGGAGCTAATCCTAGTTTCTCTTTAGATCTAGAACATAATACATTCATGAATGCTAATAATCAGACAGCTTCTGTCTATATAGAGAACTTCTTCGGTGTCGTTAATAACGTTACAGTTAATAATAACTTAATAATTGGAGGAGATTTCTCAATATATGTAGAAGGGAATCAGAATCCTAATAATATTACAAATGTTACAGTAACTAACAATGCTATGGGAGCAGGCATATTTGGTTATACTCATTATGATCAAGCAATAGCTCCTGTTTATCAAGTTATACACACTAACAATTACGATTGGATTACAGGGGTAGCTATTCCCTAATGGCTTCTCCGTCTCTTAATCCGGCTGCTGGCGTATCAGCAATCAATGCTACGACTACAATCACTAGTCCAACTCTTACTACAACAGTAACCAATACAGTTATCATTGCAGTAGTCTATAGTGAAAGAACAGCAGCTAGTGTTAGTTCTGTTGCTTCTGTTACAGGTGGTTTGTCTTTTACCAGATTTGGTGGTTTCTCAACAGGATCGGGAACAACTCTTATGTTCACCGATGTCTGGTTCTTAGGTTCCGCTACAACATTTAGCGATACAATCAAAGCAACACTGAATGTTACTCCTGGTAATGCTGTTATGCATTGTTTCGGAGTTCAAGGTTGCGCAGGGATAACTTTACTATCTGCCTTTGATCCTAATGTAGGTCTACCTTTTACAGTTACAGGAACTACTAGTCCATCGACGATTACGTACTCAACCAGTAATCCAGATGATTTGATATTAACCTGTTGGTTAAATGGTAATAGTTCAGCAGGAACAGCTGTCGCTCCAGCAATTCCTACCGGCTTTACAAATATACTTACTACGACTAATGCAGCTGGTAGTGGTTCAGTAGGTACACGTACATCTTTACTTTCTGTATCTGCAACACAGTCTAGCGCTACCGCTACTTGTACAGTTGGTACTCCGTCTACTGTAAATGGTCTTCTATTTGCTTTAACAGCAGATTTAAGTTCTAGTCCAGTCAATAATAAAGATTTCCATAATCCTAATACATTTCCTAGACCTGATGTTTATTATCAATGGTATTCAGAACAATTAGTTAATCTTCCTAATCCTAAACCTTCTTTACAGAATGATTGGCCTTTACCTAATAGAGGATATGTTTACTCCGATTGGTACAAGTGGATAGAAACGGGAAACACCCTTCTTCCTTTTAATCCAATTCCTCATAATCAATTTGATTGGCCGAATCCAAGAGCATACCCTCCAGGCGGATCTTATGTTTATTTCTCTGAACAGTTAGTTAACCAGCCTAATCCTAAGCCAAGTCTTCAAAGTGACTGGCCTAATCCTTTTAGAACTATATGGTATCAAGCTTGGTCAGAAGCAGGTAATGTTCAACTACCATTTCCGACTCCATTTGTACCATTAGATCAGACTAATATTAGAGCTAATTTTTGGTTTAGAGACTGGAATCAGAATTTATTACAGACTACTCTTTCTGTAGCACCTGTACCGTTTATACAGAATAACTGGCCTAATCCTAGTCCCATTTCCTGGTTTAGGGATTGGAATGAAAATTTACTTACTAGTACATTATTCCAATCGTTAGCTGTTACTATGCCCTTTAATAATACATGGGATATACCAGTAACATTCAAAGTTAATATACAAACCTGGATTCAAAACTTACTAGAAAATACCTTAAGTCCTTCTGGTGCATTACCATTCAATCAGTTTGATTGGCCTAATCCTCAAAGAATTATATGGTTTAAAGATTGGAATGAAGATTTATTAACTTCAACATTATTCCAGTCATTGGCAATACAAATGCCATTTGCAGGAATATGGGATTTACCTCAGGCTTCTCAAAGATTAGGCTTAACGTGGAATCAAAATCTACTTGAAACTACTTTATCTGTTAGTACTCAATTACCCTTCACACAAACGTTTCAATCCTTTTTTTTTCCTACCCCATTTAGTTATAATCAATATTCCGCGGGCTTAACAAATCTACCTCAGCCTACTCCATTTTTTCAGAATGTAGATTTTCCACTTCCAGTAATTAATAAGCCAATAGATCCTACTTGGCTACAGAATCTTTCTGAATTCTTACAATCCGAAACATTCCCATTTGTACAAACAGATTGGAAAAATCCTTATCCAATATATTGGTACAGAGATTATAATCAAAATCTAGTAATTTATATACCTACAGGTGCTCTACCATTCAGTCAATTTGATTGGCCTTTGACTAGATCACCTAAACCAATAGATCAGTTCTTCTATCAAGCTTTAGTTCTTAATCTTCCCGAACCTCCTACACCTCCTGCTATTATATCTTCAGGTAGACAGATAACAGAAGCTGAAGTAGCAGCAGAAGTAGCTCAGTGGTGGAAGAGACAAGAAGCAGCTAGTCTAATACATCCGACTGAATTTGCTCAACTAGGAGCCTCTAAAGGTGGCATAGCAAGAGCTAAATCATTAACCTCAACACAGAGATCAACCATTGCTACAATAGGAGCTAATACTAGATGGCAGTCCCCGCGAAAGTAAGTAAATATGCACAAAAGATTGGTAGACTAGGAGGCAGACCTAAGAAGGAAAACCAGGCAAGCATGGCTACAGCTGGACTAAAAACCAGGCAAGCATCACGATAATGGCTAAAAGAGTTGAAGACTTCTTATTCGGTCTATTATTTGGAATGGGCTTCGCCATTGCTAACAATGTATTAAACTTTATAGGACAATTCCTACATGGACACTAGATGCCAGTAGGTTACGAGAAAATAAGAGATGCTTTTAAACGTAAAGGTATGTCTCTAAAGGCTGCTAAAACTAAAGCAGCTAAAATATGGAATTCAAAACATAAAGGCTCTCAAGCCGTAGGAAGAGGAAAATAATGGTTCAATATATGAGTGATGGAGGTATTGCAGGTTTCTACAATACAGTAGCAGCTGCGTCTGCAGGTGCAGTTAAACTATCAGCCACACAAGGTCAAACTACTGGAACTATTGGAGATTATCTGGAAAGTATAGTAATTTCAGCAGGAGCTACTCCTGGAATATTTTCTCTTTTGGACAGTAATACTACGACTATTTTAACTTTTACCCCTGTAGCTAATACTGTTACTTATTTTCCTTTAAGGATATACGCTAAAGTCACAAATGCAACTGTAGCAAATCAAGGTTGGTTTGTTAATACAGGGGCTGCGGCTACTACTAATACAGTTATAGCAGTAGGTAAATTCTCTTAATACATGATTGTCTGGGAAATAAGCCTAGGGACTATAGTAACCCTTATAACGTTATTATTTGTTGCATCAGGTTTTTATTGGAAGACAACATTTGACGCTAAGGAAATTAAAGGTGATATTAGAGACATTAAGGAAGATATTAAGATTTTAAATCAAGTGATTATAGGTTCCGCTATTTTAACTAAAGATGTAAGTTATTTAAGAGAAAGAGTAGAACTTTTTGAACGTAGATTTGATAAAGTATTAGATTATCTTCGTAAAGGTGGACACGAGATTGGGTAGACCTAAGGGTAGTCTAAATAAATCTAAAGTTAAATTATCTGATATAAGAGCAGATCGTAAGTTTCTTGCTGAGTCTTCTTTAGTAGAGTTTATTAACTTAGTACATCCTAAGAGAGTTCTAGGTAATATACACAGAGAAGTAATTAGTTGGTGGTGTAAACAAGATTCTAAGACTCATCAACTTCTACTCTTACCTAGAGATCATATGAAATCTACTCTTATAGCTTATAGGTTAGCTTGGGAGTTAACTAAAGATCCTACTAAGAGAATTCTACTTATATCTAGTACTTCTAACTTAGCTATTAAACAACTTAAGTTTATTAAAGATATTCTGACTAACGATACATATAGAATCTATTGGCCAGATATGGTCGAGAGAGAGGAAGCTAGACGTGAAAAATGGACAGAAAGAGAAATCTCAGTCGATCATCCCTTGCGAAAGGCAGAGTCTATCAGAGATCCATCCATATTTACTGCTGGTCTTACTAGCAATATTGTCGGTCTCCATTGTGACATTGCCGCTCTGGATGATGTGGTTGTTGAGTCCAATGCCTACTTAGCAGATGGTCGAGAGAAAGTACAGAGTCAATATTCTTTGTTATCATCTATTGAATCGGTGAATGCAAAAGAATGGGTGGTCGGGACTAGATACCATCCTAAAGATTTATATTCTAGTCTACAAGAAATGGAGATTGAAGATTACGATGAATTGGGAAATGTATCCAATGCAACACCTCTATTTGAGGTATTTGAACGACAGGTTGAATCCGTTGGCGATGGGACAGGGGAATTTCTCTGGCCTAGACAACAAAGAACAGATGGACGATGGTTCGGTTTCGACAGTAAAATCCTGGCCACAAAAAGAGCACAGTACATTAACAAAGTACACTTTAGGGCCCAGTACTATAACGATCCGCACGACATCGATTCGTCCGCAATTAAACGAGATCTGTTCCAGTACTACAACCCAGCCTTTCTCGGACAAAAAGATGGAAGATGGTTCTTTAAGAATGAACGACTCAACGTCGTCGCAGCCGTCGATTTCGCGTATTCGTCAGGGAAAAGGGCGGATCACTCAGCGATAGTAGTCGTAGGAGTCGACGGTAAAGGTAATTACTATATTTTAGATATAGATAGATTTAAGACAGATAAGATATCTGACTACTTTAACAGAATATTAAAATTACATGAAAAATGGGCTTTCCATAAGTTAAGAGCAGAAGTCTCTGTAGCTCAGCAAGTCATAGTCAGAGATCTTAAAGACAATTATATTAGACCTTTTGGCTTGTCTCTCTCTGTAGAGGAATACCGTCCTAGCCGATGGCAAGGATCTAAAGAAGAGCGTATTCAAGCTACTTTAGAGCCTAAATATTCTAATCTACAGATGTGGCACTATGCAGGTGGTAATTGTCAAACATTAGAAGAAGAACTTATCTTTACTAATCCTGCTCACGATGACATAAAAGATGCTTTAGCTTCAGCAGTAGATTTTGCTGTAGTTCCCTTAGATATATTTAGAATGAAGAAAGATGCTCAAACAGTGTTTCAATTTCATAGTAAGTTCGGTGGTGTAACTTGACTGGTAAAGTACTAGAACTTCATAATGTAATACAACCAGATATGTTAGCTACCCGTATTACTGAGAAATGGGTAGAATGGGAGACATTACGTCAGGTAAAGAAGAATGATTGGGAGGAAGTTAGACGGTATGTCTATGCTACAGATACTACTCAAACTACTAACAACCAACTTCCTTGGAAAAATAAGACTACTGTTCCCAAATTATGTCAAATAAGAGACAATCTATATTCAAACTATACAGCTACGCTCTTTCCACAACGTAAGTGGTTGACATGGGAAGCTAATGAAAGAGATTCTAGTTCTAGAGATAAACGAGATTCTATAACCAACTATATGGCATGGGTAGTCTCTCAACCATCTTTTAAACATGAGATGGATAAGATTATCATGGATTACATAGATTTTGGTAATTGTTTTGGTACTGTCGAGTGGATGGATCAAAGAGTACAATTACCAGATAAGACACAAGTAGGATATGTAGGTCCAGCAGTAAGAAGGATCTCTCCTCTTGATATTGTCTTTAATCCTACAGCAGAGAACTTCTATCAATCTCCTAAGATTGTTCGTAGTATTATATCTATGGGTGAATTAAGAGATTATCTCCAGAGGATGTCTACTGATGAGAATAGAACTCGTTATACAGAGTTATTCGATTACTTAAAGAATATTAGATTCCATGCTAGAACGTTCCAAGGAGATTGGATCCAAAGAGATCATCTCTATGCTATGGATGGATTTACTTCATTCAGAGCTTATTTATTACAAGATTTCGTAGAGATATTAACTTTCTACGGTGATTATTATGATTACATCAATGACATCTTCGAAAAGAACCGTGTAATTACCATAATAGATCGCCACAAGTTAATATCGAACGAACCAGGTCCTTCATACTTTGGTTATGCTCCTATATTCCATGTTCCATGGCGTAAGAAGCAAGATAACTTATGGGGTATGGGACCATTAGATAATCTGGTCGGTATGCAATATCGTATGGATCATATTGAAAATATGGGAGCAGATGTATGGGATTTAGTAACATTCCCAGTACAGAAGGTTAAGGGCTTCGTCGAAGACTTTACATGGCAACCAGGTGAGAAGATATTTGTATCAGACGAAGGAGATGTAGAACTACTAGTTCCTGAAGTGAACGTAATGCAATCTGACATGAAGATAGAACGTTTAGAACAACTCATGGAACAAATGGCAGGTGCTCCTAGAGAAGCCATGGGATTTAGGTCTCCAGGTGAAAAGACTAAATATGAAGTCCAACGTCTAGAAAATGCTTCTTCTCGTATTTATAGTAATAAAATAAAACAGTTTGAAGAACAGGAAGAAGAACCTCTCTTAAATAGCCTCTTAGAACTCGCTAGACGTAACATGGTAGGTGCTACGACAATTAAGGTATTTGATGATGAGTTTAAATTAGCGACCTTCCAGACCCTTACAGTCGACGATATAACAGGTATAGGTCGTATTAAACCTGTAGCTGCTAGACACTTCGCAGAGCAAGCGGAACTTATCCAGAATCTTACTAATCTAACTCAATCTAATCTATGGCCTATAGTACAACCTCACTTCTCAGGGGTTAAACTTGCCAAGATATTAGAGAAGACCTTCAACTTAGAAGACTTTGAAGTGGTTACTCCCTACATAGCCTTAGCTGAACAAGCAGATGGTCAGAAGCAAGCTCAAGCTCTAGAAGAGCAGATGCATCAATCTACCATGACTGCAACAGGTTTAGGTAGTGACTTTGATATAGGACAGAATCCACCTCAAGTTCAACCAGGACAACAGAATCGATGAAGACCGAAGCATTAAAGATTCAAGAGAAATTAATAAAAGATGAACCTTTAACTAGAATAGATAGAAACTTTCTTATTGGTTTCATCTTCTTTGCATTAGAGTTTCAAGAATATATAAAAGGTACGACCCAACCTAGGAGAGAATAATGACCGATATTCTAGACGAAACAAGTTTAACCCAAATTGATCCTGATAGAAAATATCTTCAAGATCTAGTTGGAGAAGATAAAAAGTTTAAATCTAACGAGGACCTTGCTAGAGGTAAACACATTTCAGATTCATATATAACTTTATTAGAGAAGCGTTTAGATGCTTCTAGACAAGAGTATATGGATCTAAACCAGCAGTATAATGCTAGGGCGAAGATAGAAGAGTTGCTAGACCAAATGGCAGTTCAGCGTTCAAGTAGCGAACAACCCACAGTGAAAGACGATAAAATACAACAGCCCCAATTTGATCCTAAACAATTAGATGTTCTTATTTCTAATAAAATCTTAGAGAATGAAACGACTAAACGTCAGCAAGACAACGCTAACTTTGTAAGGGATAAAATTATAAAAGAATATGGTTCTGATTATCAGAACACAGTCAATAGACAAATCAATGAATTAGGACTAACTCGAGAGGAATTTAATAGTATGGCTCGTATACAACCTAAGGTTTTACTTAGATCTCTAGGTCTAGATGAACAGATTAAACAAGATCCTTTCCGTTCTCTTCCTCAATCTCAACAGAGAACAACTACGACTGGACCTACAGTAGAAAAACGTACTTGGTCTTATTATCAAGATATGAAGAAGAAAGATCCTGATCTTTGGCAGTCTAAGAAAATAGCCGTTCAGATGCATAATGATGCTATCGCCTTAGGCGAAGACTTCAGAGATGGAGATTATTACGCATATGGACACACTTAACTAAAACTAAAAGGAACAAACTCATATGGCAGGTTTTATGGATGCCAATACTCAGTTCCTAGTTAGAACTAATCTTTGGTCGCGTCAGATCAAAGAACTCTTACTAGATGAACTGAATGCTATGAAGTTTGTCCGTATTTTATCTGACTTCCCCGATGGTTATACGTTAAATATTCCGTCGATTGGTGAAGCTACTGAACAAGACTTTACTGAAGGTCAAGCAATTAAATACTCTGCGATGGATACTGGTAATTTTACCTTCTCCTTCGATCAGTATAAATATTCTGCTAACGCCATCTCAGAGAAGTTCAAGAGAGATAGCTACTATGCTTCTGATGTTATCGCTGCCTTCGTGCCTCGACAACATCGAGTCTTAATGGAAGGCGTGGAAACACGTATTCTTGCTCAAGCTAATAACGGACAGACTGCTTCTAACCCCAATATCATTAACTTGGCTGACCATCGCTTCGTCGCCACAGGTATCAATACTGGTCTGGCTTTACCAGATTTCGCTCGTGCACAGTATGCTTTAACAAAGGCTAACGTGCCTCTGACTAATTTAGTCGGTATTATTGATCCTAGTGTCGCCTATACGATTCAGACTCAAGCTAACCTTGTTAACTTACTCTCTCCGATGCCTATGTGGGAAGGTGTAGTGAAAGAAGGTGCAGTTAGTGGATTTAAGTTTAGGTTTAATCTTTATGGATTTGATCTTTACGTATCCAACTATCTTCCCTCAATCACTACAGAAACGATTAGTGGTACTACTGTAACTACAGGTGTTGCTAATTACTTCTTCTCAGCGGCTCCAGGAGATACGTTACCATGGGTTGGTGGTTTCCGTCAGATGCCGACCGTCTACTCGGAGTTCAATAAAGATCTCCAGCAAGAGGAATATCTGACTATCACCGAGTATGGTTTCAAGCTTTATCGGCCTGAAAACATGGTCACCATCTTAACCGCTACTGGCGTTGTGCCGAGCTAATAAGGAGGTAACATTATGGTTTCTGGCTTTTGGTATAATCAGGATGGTCTCCCCATCCAATACGGCACTCAGAAGGCCGTATCCGACACTGCAGGCGATTACCTCGTCTATGGTGAAACTAGAGAGATTGAACAGTTAATTCCCTTAGTCCCTATGCAACAGGGCTCTGGTAATACTCCTCTCATTGCAGCTCCACCTACCACGTTCTCTGGAACTGGTAACTTTGCTGCAGCGGGAATCACCTCTCCTAACGTTCTCTTTCCTTTACAAATCACTGCTCCAATCGTTACTACGACTGGTGGTAATTTAGTCTTCAATAATACTAATATCTTCATTGAAGAAGTTACTGCTGAGAATTTAATTACCGCTACTGGTGGTACGAGCATTGCAGTCGGATTAGTTGTAACTTCTCCAGGTTCTCCTAGTTCTACATTTGTACAGGCTACGCCTAATCCAGGTGCTCAATTAATCACTACTTTAGCTATCGCTAATATGACTGCTGGTCAGAGGGTTACGTTTACCGTACCTTCTACTACTGGTTTGCGATGGGATACTGCAACTGCAGTTGGAACAAGTGGTGCATGGTTAGGTAATACTCCTTTAGTGACTAATGCTATTACTCCGCTGCCTAATACAGCGTGGATTAGCACTATCGCTACAGGTGCATTTACTAACGGGTTGATCAAACTTCGCGTTAGATACACAATCTATGGAAACATTAGTTTCTAATAATGATTTATGGTGTGGGGTCTTCGGACCCCCACTGTATAGAAAGGATAAATAAATGGCTGTTGTTGATCAAGCTCGACTTGTAGATATGGCAGGATTGGACGATAGTATCAACAATACTCGCGTTCGTGCCACAAAGACTCCTATTACAGTAGGAGCAACTACTTTTCCATCTAATCCGTTTGGAACTAATTACATTGATGGTACCGGTACCCCAGTAAGTGTTACTTCCGGTACTAGTTTTACTTTCACAGCAGGTAATCTTTTAACAGGTATTATAGTTGCTAATCCTACTGCAGCTATTACTGGTACTTTTGATACTGCTGTAAATATTGTAGCAGGTGTTAATGCAGTGACTGCTGGTGCTGTCGTTGGAGATTATATCTCTTGTTTAATTATAAATGGAAATAATGCTAATGCTCTTACGTTAGCTGCAGGTGCAGGGGGTAGTTATGATGCAAATCAATTAGCCGCTGCTCGTATTATCTCTGCTAATGCGTCTAAATATTGCTTATTTAGGTTAACTAATGTTACTTCTGGTTCTGAAGCTTATGTAGTCTATTCCTAATGGCAGACAAAATCACTCTAGGTAGTGTAGGAAACATTGATAATAGTTTACTGACTACCATTAATAATAACAATGCTTTAATTACTACTGCTTTTGATAATACGCTATCTAGAGATGGTACTACTCCTAATCAGATGTTTGCTACTTTAGATATGAATAGTTTTCAGGTGTTGAATTTACCTTCTCCTGCTACTGTTAATTCTCCAGCTAGATTAGTAGATGTCGTAACTAATCCTACTATTACTGTTCCTGCAGTAGGTACTTCAGGAGCTGTAGTAGGTCTTTTAAATACTAATAATACTGAGTCTGGTAATAATACTTATTCAGGTACTAATAGTTTTACTGGTCCTTCTAATACTTTTACTAATACAGTTACTATGAATGGAACAGTTAATTTTGCTTCTTTACCTACATTTACAATGGCAGGTAGATCTGTCTTAGGAAATAATTCCAGTGTTTCAGGACCTTCTTCTGCTTTAACTATTCCAGCTTTATTAGGCTTACAGTTAGTTCCTACGGCAGCTACTAATGCAATAGCTTTACAAACTACTTCTACTGGAGCAGGTACAGCTAATCAAGGTACTGGCTTACAACAGTATTACAATCTTTTAAATATAACGGGAGATAATGTAAACTGTGGTAATAACAATACTACAAGCTTTTCTTTAGGTCTTCTTATTAACCAAGCCTTCGGTGGTACCAATTGTTTTGGAGGTCGAATTGGATTAAGTTCTGAACTTACCATGACTTCTCCTACTGCAGCTACCAATGGTGTTAGATTCTATGCTGCTGTCTTAGGACAAGGGCAAGCTAATACATCTGATGGTGCTGCTGGTGGTAGAATGTATGGAGGTAATTTCTTAGGAGTTCTCACTAGTGGAGCTACTAGTAATTTCTCACAATGTTCTGCTTTATATGATCAAATCTTCATTCAATCAGGAGCTTCTGTAACTACTAAGACTATCCATACATTAGCATATGGAGCTTCAGATGCAATTCAAGGCTTCACCACTGATGCCGCTATACTTATTTCAGCAGAAACAGGAGCTGCAGCCGGTGGTAAGAATGCTATATTAATTAGTAATGTCTTAGGTGCTCAACCTTTAGCTACTTCAGCTACTGTATTAAATATACAAGGTTCACCTACTATTACCAACGGTATAGATCTTAGTAATGCTACTATCTCTGGTTCAGCATTTAAGAGTCCTGGTTTCTCAGTAGGTGGTGGTGGAAATGTTCTTTCTGCTAGTAATGCTCAGATTGCCAATGGAACAGCTATTCCTGCAGGTGGTACAGCCGCCGTAGGTTATCTATTTTCAAGTACAACTAACTTTGGTATCTTCTTTGGTTCAGGTGCTCCTACATTAAGTGCTGCTCAAGGATCTATTTATCTTAGATCTGATGGTGCTATTAATGCTCGTATGTATATCAATACCAACGGAACTACTGGTTGGACTGCATTTAATACGATAACCTAATGGAACAGAAGATTAAATCTATATTAGGAGATCTTATGTTTAATATGATTTCTTTACAAGCTCAAGTAGAACAATTACAACAGGAAGTAAATAAACTTAATGATGAAGACAAGTCTAAACGGAAGAAGTCTGATTGAATCTTTTGAAGGATTAATTCTTCAATCTTATGATGATTACAACGATCATGTAGTAAATCCAGGAGATACAGTTCATGGGACTCTTACTATTGGTTATGGGCATACCAGTGCTGCTGGCGATCCTAGCGTATTTCTTGGGCAAGTACTTACACAGTCTGACGCGGATAGAATCCTCGGACAAGATCTCGGACGAGTCGAACAAGAAGTAAATACTCTTGTTAAAGTTCCTCTGAATCAAAATCAGTTTGATGCTCTTGTTTCATTCCAATTCAATACAGGAGCTTTAGGACACTCTTCTGCCTTACCTCTTTTAAACGAAGGTAAGTATACAGAAGCTGCAGATCATCTGTTATTATATGATAAAGCTGGGGGTAGAACACTAGCAGGTCTAATCCGTCGTAGGAAGGTCGAGGAGAAGCTTTTCCTATCTCAAGCCACTACCCTACCTGACACCTCTACAAAACCTACCAGTGACGTTCCTACGAGCTTCTGGGGCTATCTGGTTAGCCTTCTAACAACCTTAATGAAAGGAAAATAATATGTGGACTACATTCTTAGAATATGCAACTCCGATTGGAACCGTAGCAGGTTTTGTCGTCGGTTGGCTCGGAGGTAAGTATACCTTCGTCGGTCTCAAGAACGGGATCGTTACAGAAGTTAATACCTTAAAATC